ATGAGGCGTGTTTGCCCTGCATGCTCACGTAGGACCGCGGAACTGGTAGACCCAGATTGCACCGTTTGCCGGGGTGAAGGGTTCCTTATTCTTCACCCCGCCGCGCTCACAATGTATGAACCCAGCGTGGTTGCTGAGGCTGTCGGGCTGGCTCTTGAGAGTTCAGCCCGACACATTGAGACCGTCACTACCCTTTCGGATAATCGCCGCGCCAAGCTCGCTGTGAGCGTCACGGACTTGGTGGTGGCTCGCATCATCCAGGAACCGGGCAGCGTGCCCATTGAAGCCGCCGCACCCCCGGCCCCGCCGACTCCCGGACGGCGCCGACGCCGTAAGCACGAGTCAGCAAATCAGCTTTCCTTTGCGTCCCCCGAAATCTTGGCCGAGGGCGCAACGCAGACCCCCAGCAAGCCCTATGACGGCCCCGTGCTGGCTGCCCCGGCCCACCACTATGACAAGGACGCGCGCCCCCTCATGCGTGGGCTGCCGGTCCTGTCCGCTGCTGGCCACCCCTCCCACCTTGCCCGGATTGAGGATCCCCAAGACGCCTACGCGTCCACCAGCGACGATTACCAGACCCGCGCACGCCGCACCCGCCAAGCAACCATTGTGGTGGCAGCCGTGCCGCACGCCGTGGCAGAGAGGAATAGGACAGCATGACTTTTGAAATGGGCGCTGCCGACGTTCCCAAGGTCACCAAGGAACTGGAAGCCGCCATGAAAGCCCGGAAGCGCCGGAAACAGCGCAAGGACGGCGGCAAGGCTGGCCCTTCCGCGCTGCGTCGCCGGGACCGGATCATTGAAGCGCTGCGCATGCGCCGGGATGAAGGCAAGACGTGGGAACAGGTGGCCAAGCTCAACGGCTGGAACTCAAAACAGGCTTGCTATGAAGCGTGCATGAACTACCTGGAAAAGCACGACAAGGCCGAGATTGACCTGTACCGGGACGTTGAGTATTCGAGGCTGGAAAAGGCCGCTGAGGTGGTCATGGGCATCATCGAATCGGACAACGCGGTGCTTGACATGATGATGGACGAAACCAGCATTGACATGCTGGACGGCTACCAGCGGAACAAGTACTTGGACGAGGTGGCGGACCGTGTGGGCAAGAATGTTGAGCTCAAGCTAAAGGCCGTCGACCGGCTGGTCAACGTGGGCACTCGCACGGGCAAGATTCTTGGCTATGACGCGCCCACCAAGCTTGAGGGCAATGGCATGGGCGGTGACATTACGGTGACCTTTGCCGGGGCCATGGCCAAACCCGCCGAAATGGCAGAACCGGAAATTATCGTTGAGCCAGAAAAACGCTAGGGCGCGCCGAGGGCGCACCGTTGTTTACGACTACACGCCGCATGAGGGGCCACAGACTTTTGCCCATGGCATCAAGGTGGACGAACTGCTTTACGGTGGCGCCGCCGGCGGTGGCAAGTCCAGGTTCATGCGCGCCGATATGTTCCAGTTCTGCATGCAAGTGCCCGGTGGCCGCGCTATCATCTTCCGCCGCACCTTTGCGGACCTTGCCCGTTCGGTCATTGACCCGTTGCTTGAGGAAACGCCCAACGGGCTGGGACGTTACAACAGGTCCGAACACATGTGGCGGTTCAACAACGGCAGCGTGCTGGAACTGGGGCACCTCCGCAATGAAGCGGACTTGCTCAAGTATCAGGGCGCGGAATACCAGCGCATTGGCTTTGAGGAACTAACCCACTTCACGGAAAAGCAATACACGTACATGCTTTCCCGTCTGCGTTCGGCCGGCGACGTGAAAGCACGCATGGAAGCGCTGGGGCTGCGCACAGGCGTGGTGGCCACAGCCAACCCCGGTGGCCCCGGGCACCACTTTGTGAAGCAACGCTTTGTGGACCCGGCCCCGGCATACAAGGTATTCAAAATGGCTGCCAGCCTGGAAGACCCCAACCCCGGCACCCGCTGCTATATCCCGGCCAAGGCCACGGACAACCCCAGCATTGACGGCAGCTACATTGACCGGCTCAACGCACTGGACCCCAACCTGCGCAAGGCGCTGAGGGATGGGGACTGGAACGTCTTGGACGGTGTGCGCTTCGCTCAATGGCGGGAATCGCTGCACGTGGTTGAGCCGGACATTTCCCCCATGGACTTGGTTACTTACCCGCGCGTTGTGGCCGTCGACTATGGTTTCGGTGCCCCGTTCGCTGCGTTGTGGATTGCCAAGCTGCCCAACGGCGTCAATCTGGTGTATCGCGAGCTTTACGCCAAGAACCTGACCGCGACGCAACAGGCGCAAATGATCCTTGACTCTGAAATGGACGGCGAACGCGGCCTGACGCGCCCCATTGCCACCGTCATGGACCCATCCATGTGGCGCCGCAACGAGGGCGGCGGGAGTGCCAGCCCCTTGGGTGACAAGGACGCGCCCCCGGTGGGTTCAGCGGCGCACGATTACCAACGCGTGATGAAGCAGCGCCCCATCCGTGCCTACAACGCCCGTGTGCCCGGGTGGGCTCGCATTGACGAGCTCCTACGCGTCCAGGATGACAGCGGCTACCCCCTCTTACAGGTCTATGACACATGCCGTGACCTGATCAGGACTTTGCCAGCGCTGCCGAGGGACAAGAAAAACCCGGAAGACGTGGACACCACCACGGAAGACCACCTGCCGGACGCGCTCCGCTATGGGGCCATGTTCCTCAATGGCCGGTACTACGAACCGGCGAAACCGCAAGTGAAACGCAGCCCTTACGATTCAGGGCGTCCGGCCACGGCTGGGTTGGCGCGACAGGGCTTTTAGCACCGTCCCACAGTTCCGCGCGTGATGGGGGCACCATGGGTCCATGGTAAAGACGGCACCAACTAGCGCAATTGGACACCCGGGCGGTTTCCGCCCCTCGTGGCGCCCGGGTGCACCCAACATTTTCGAGGTTGACCCTTTCGAGCTCACCCCGGAACTGCTGTGGCCCCAATCTGTCATGGTCTATGACCAGATGCAGAAATCTGACACGCAGATTGGCGGCACCCTCCGCGCCATGACGCTGCCCATCCTTTCCGCCAACTGGGACTTTGACACCGAGGGTGTCCGGCCCGAGGTGGAAGCGTTGTGCCGCACGGAACTGGGGATCCAAAAGGGTGGCGAGGCGCGCCGCCGCCGCCGCCGTCAGGGCATTGACTGGGTGGAACACTGCCGCCAAGCCCTCAAGTCAATTTGGTATGGCCACATGCCCTTTGAACAAATCTATGAGGTGGGGCCGGCCGCGCCCGGGCAGGAAGCCACCGGCCTTGAGCAAGTGGTGCATTTGCGGAAGCTGGACCCCCGACCCCCGCGCACGTTGACTGAAATTCGGGTAGCCGCTGACGGTGGCCTTGCCGGTATCGCACAGGTGCCAATTGAGTTGTCCCCGGGCGTCTACAAAGACCGCTTCATCCCCGTGGACCGGCTGGTTATGTACGTCAACGACCGTGACGGCGCTGACTGGACCGGTAACAGCGTGCTGCGTCAAATCTATAAGAACTGGTACATCAAAGACATGCTGATTAGGCTGTCTGCGCAGATCGTTGAGCGCAACGGCATGGGCGTGCCCGTCATGGACTTTGATGAATCCGTGGAGGGTGCCACGCGAGCCGCCGCCGAACAAGCCGTCCAGGACTTCCGCAGCGGCGCCACTGCTGGGCTGGTGAAGCCCAAGGGCGTGAGCTTTGAGCTTATCGGCGTGAACGGTTCCACCGTGGACCCCATCCCCCATATCAACATGCATGACCAAGCGATTGCCAAGGGCGCCCTTGCCATGTTCATGGACTTGGGCCACGACGCCGGCGCGCGGTCCCTTGGGGACACGTTCGTGGATTTCTTCACGGACTCGCTGCAAGCCGTCGCTGACTCCATAGCGCAGACCGCCACGGAACACATTGTGCGCGACCTCGTGGAATGGAACTACGGGAAGGATGAACCCTACCCGGTACTGACCCCGGGCGAGCTCAAGAACAACAAGAACGTGACAGCGCAGACCCTCACGACGTTGGCGACGGCGGGAATCATCACCCCTGACGGCAAGCTTGAAAAGCACGTCCGCACGTCGCTGAACCTCCCGGACGCTGACCCGGCAACGGCACGACCCAAGGACGCTGCCGCCACCGGCAAGCCACCTGTTGAGGTTTCCACCGTGCTGCCCCTCTCTGAGGGTGCCAGCGACGTGGACAAGATGGACCACCTCATGACGCGCTGGGCTGAACTCAAGCGCGGCCACCAGACCCACGGGAGTTAGCACGCGTGTGCCACGAATGCGTAGCGGTAGAGGCTCAAATTGAATCCTTGGTGTTGCTGGCCGAGGTTGAGCGCGAGGTAATCGCGGCGGAAATCGCGGCGGGGCAGAACGTCACCAACGCCACCCGGGCGCTGCTGCCCCACGAGGCGGAAGCCAAGGTGCGCTTTGGTGACATTGAGGCGCTGACCGCTGCCGCCGTGGAGGAAGCCACCCAAGTGCTGCAAGGTCTGCGGGACGTGATCACCGGGGCGGTCCTGTCCGCCATGGTGGGCGACGCTGAGACCGTCACGCCCACCGAGGCAACCCGGGCGCTGGCTCAACTCAACGCAGCGCAGCCCCGGCCCGTGCAAGACGCCGTGGCCAAGACGGCCATGGCCCTGCAAGGCATCTTTGGGCGCGTCGCTTTGGGTGCGTCCAGCATTGTCATGGGCGAGGCCAAACGGCAAGGCATCAATGTGGACGGCTTCCAGCCCAACGCCGTGCCCGACGAGGTGTTCAAGCTCCCGGCAGCCGCCGCAGCGTTGCACCCGTGGCAGCGGATCACGGGCAAGCTGCAGACCGTCCTCACGCAGCCGGCAAACTTGTTCCGGGACGCGATCCCGCGCGAGGAAATCACCAAAGAGGTGGACAAAATCCCGTTGGATGGGTCCGTCGACATGGCCAAACAGGCGGTTCACAGCGCCCACGGGCTGGGCAGGAACGAGGCGGCCGCAGACCTCAACCCGTCCGCGATCTACGCGTCCGAAATCATGGACGGCAACACTTGCCGCGCGTGCGCTGACATTGACAGCCATAAATACCCCGATCTTGAGACCGCCATGGCTGATTACCCTAACGGCGGCTATGACGGCTGCGAGGGTGGGCTGCGTTGCCGCGGCACGCTGGTGTTCATGTATGACGACCCGGTAATTCCCCGGGACGATCCCAACCCCGAACCGCTGCCGCCGATCCCACCGGAACCAACCCCGGCGCCGGAACCGGACAAGCCCAAGACGCCGCGCAAGCGCAAGCCCAAGGTCACCCCGGCCCCGGTGGAGGAACCCAAACCGCAGACCAGGAAAGAGGCGTTGGCCAAGGAACGCGCCGAACAGGAACCGGAAACGCCCGGGCTGCCCAAGCCGCCCACCGGCACGCCGCCGCCCCGCAAAAAGGGCCAATCCCAGCGGTACACCGACATTGACCAACTGCCCATTGACCACGGCAAGGTCACGGACACCCCCGGGCTGGTGGCCAAGTACACCAACCCGGGCCATGACAAGGTTTACGGCACCAAGTTCTATAACAACAACTGTTCAAGCGTGGTTCAGGCTTACGAGTTCCAGCGTCGTGGATATGACGTCAAGGCTGCCCCCGTCGCGGACGGCAAGGGCCGTTATGACGCCGAATATGTGAGCCAGTGGTGGAAGGACGCCAAGGGCAATCCGGCGCTCATGGAGTACGTTTCTTTGCTGCCTGACGTGCCCGGACGCATGAACAAGCACTTGCGTGCCGTGGCCAAGCTGGAACAGTGGGCTGACCCCTTCCCGGACGGGGCGCGCGGCTTTGTGGCGCTCCACTGGACCCAAGGCGGCGGCCACGTCTTCAACTGGGAAAAGGTGGACGGCAAGCTCACATGGCTGGAAGGTCAGACGGGCGACTGGGACGCCGCGCGCCACTTCACCCCGGGCATGTTCAAGCCGGATTCAGTGCGCATTGTCCGCATTGACGACAAGATACCAACGCCGCTGGCCATGCAAGCCCTGGAAACCCGGCCACGTGGGCTTGAACAGGAAGTAGCCGAGACCGGCATTAATGGGTCTGGTGGGCTGTCCAGCGCGGACAAGAAAGCCCGTTCGGTGTGGCGCATGCGCACCGGACCCAACGGCATTGAGTACCTGCCCCCGTCCTACCGCAAGAACAAATCCAACCGGTGGGAAGCGATACCAGAGTTCGAGCGCGCCAAGATGCTGGTGGACTTCCAGAAAAACGGCAACCGGCCCACCTAAAACAGGCACGAACGGACGGACGATTAGAGCATGGCACAAATAACGTTTGAGGAAGCCCGGGCAGCCGTCCGAGCTCAAAACCATCCCATTTGGGAAGACAACGACACCCCCGGCGAATACATGGTCGCCGGCTACGGGTGGGAGAACGACGAAAGCTATCTACTCGTGGAGGGCGCGCGCGAGTATCTGGAAGACGGCGACAACGAATATGTAATTCAGGACGCCCCCGCCGTGTTCGTGGACAAGGAAACCGGCACCGTGGTGTTGGCCGAGTTCCTGGCGGTCTTCGAGGTCATAGCGTCCATGACCCCGGTCCCCGGCCATGAGCCGCCCACAGACCCCGACGACGACGAATAACCCCACCCCCAGCGCCCCGCAGCCACCCCAAGGCTGTGGGGCGCTTTTTTGTGACACCTCAACCGTCCCACAACCGTGGTCACGCCGTGGGCATTATCAGGGCACGAGGCTAGACAACGATTCAGTAGAAACGAGGTAGCACCATGCCGGTCAAGCGCGGTAAAGATGGACGTTTTGCCCCCAACGGTGGACGCGTCCGCGACAAGGGCAAGGCCAAGGGCAAGAAAAAGCCCATCAGCAAATCCGGGTTTGACCGTTGGATGGGTGCCAAAAAGCGAACGGATGCCAAGACAGCGGCCAAGGGCAAGATTTCTGAGGCTGGTTTCAACCGCTGGGCCGACGCGAAAAAGCGCGTTGAGTCCCGCAAAAAGTAAGGAACGGGAACATGCCGGTTAGGCGAGATTCAAACGGGCGGTTCGCTGGCGGAAGCGGTGGGAGTTCTAAGCGAGCTTCCAGGGCGTCCAAGAAAATGGGCGCCGTCAAGCCGCGCACCGCAAGCACTGACCGCAGCAAGGTAACCACCTCCAAGGTTGCTGGCAAGGGCCGGGTAGGGCAGACGGCAAGCAAGGTTGTGCGCACACAGGGCGCGGCTAATCAGGTCAAGGCGGCAAAGTTCGACACCGCCAGCCGCGATCAAGCCATGTCCAAGCGCGTGAACATGAACAAGAAAGCTGGTTTGGCTGGGGCTGCGTCCAGGAAAGCAAGCTTTGACCGCAGCCCGGACAGGGTAAAGGGCGGACTCAAGAAAGCCGCAAACGTCGCCGGCCGGGACGCGATCAAGGCTGAGGGGCTGAAGGCGATCACGGGAGAACGACGCTACAAGCGAAAGAACCGGAAGTAGAGGGCCATGGCTGTCAAACGAGACTCTAACGGGCGGTTCACGTCCAGCGGCGGCACCAAGGTGGGCAGCCGTTCCGCCAAGCTGGCCAAGGTCAAGGGCCACAAGAAAGCCGTGTTGGACAACAACAACGCCCGGAAGAACCTGTCCGAGGTCCGGCGCAAGGCTGAGAAAGCGGACAACTTGGCGTTCCGTAAGGGCGACAAAGAGGGCATGAAGAAAACCGAGGCGCACCTCAAAAAGGTGGGTGCCGGGGCAAACAAGCTGCTGGACCAGCAAATGAAACTTGGGCAGAAATCCAAGACTGGTGGGCGCAAGCTGTTGCCGTTCAAGCCGGAAGTTGCCAACAAAAAGGCGCAGGTCAAAAAGCGCCGCGCGAAAGCGGGGAAGTAGCACACCATGGCTAAATTCAAGACTGTTGAAGGCGTGCCCTTGGTCAAAACTGGGACCTGGAACGGTTCCACGGGTGCCCGGGCTATCGGCAAAGAGGACTTGGAAGCAATCGTGGAAGCCCACGAATCCAAGATTCTTGACAAGGGTGTGCTAAAAAAGGGCCACCTTGACCCACGGCACCAGAACCCCACGTGGGACGGCGAACCGGCCTATGGTCAGGTGGACAACCTCCGCTTGTCCGAGGACGGCGAAACGCTGCTGGGTGACTACATCAACGTGCCGGAAGACTTGGCCGAATCGCTGCCGTCTGCGTACCCCAACAGGTCCGCAGAAATCGCGTGGGGCGTGAAGCTCAAGGACGCTGCCGGGAAGGTCACCAAAGAGTTCAAGGCAGCGCTTGCCGGCGTCGCCCTGTTGGGACGCACGCCCCCGGCTGTGAAGGGCTTGGGTGGGCCGGTGTCCGCGTTCTCTGAGGGGCTGGAATACGAAAGCATTGGTGTGTTCACCATGGTGTCCCAGTTCTCGCTTCCGGGTGGGCTGACGGCCAACGCGCTGCGTGAGGCGCTGTCTACGGCGATCACCGACGAGTTCAAGGCCAAGCGCACGCTGGACAGCGAATATGGCGAGTGGCCGTGGATGGTGGACTACGACGACACCAAGGCGTGGTTCCGTTCCAACGGTGGCGTGTTCCAGGTTGGTTACACCGCGTCTGACGACGGCGTGATCACGCTGAACGACGACGTGACCGAGGTAATCGAAAAACGTTCATATGTTCCGGTTCCCGACACGGCCCCCGTCCCACAAACAATGCTTTCCGAAAAGCAAGCTAACGACGTACAGGGCGCCGCAAGCGCCAACGAGAAAGCTACTAGGGAGGAATCCTCCATGTCCGAGTACCTTAAGAAGCTCCGGGACAAGCTGGGCTTGCCTGACACGGCCACGGAGGAAGAAATCCTTACCGCAGCCGCCGAGGCCGTCCAGACACCCGCAGCCGACGACAAGGGCGCCGCACCCGCTGCCGCTCCCGCCGCTGCCCCCGCAGCCACCACGGCTGAGGTCACCGAACAGACCAACAACAGCGCCGGCAAGCACGCCGCCCCCGCTGCTGGTGACAGCGCACCGGAAACCGTTGTGGTTTCCAAGGCCATGTTCTCTGAGCTCATGACCACCAGCCAGTCCAACGCCGAGCGGTTGGCCGTTTTTGAAGCGGACAAGCGCAAGGCGCACGTTGAGGGCTTGGTTTCCAAGTTCTCTGCCGCTGGCAAGATTCACCCCAGCGAGGTGGCGTTCTTCACCAGCGCGCTGACCAAGGATGAAGCCGAGACCGTAGCGCACCTTGAGGCGCGAGTCGGGATCCCCGTTTCTCCGATTGGTTCCTCGACCGCCGACACCGTGGCTTTCAGCGAAAGCGACAACCTGGACCCGGCGTTCGCCTACTTCAACCTGGAAGGTGGCAACTAAGCCATGGGCAAGTACCAGAACCCAACCGATATTGTCCGCGACCCGGCCAAGAACTACACCGCCAAAGCTGGCGCGGGTGCTGCTGTCCGCGGCTCGCGTTTCGTGTCTTTCATTGCCGGTGGTAACCGCGAGGTTCCCCGCGCTGCTGAGTCCACCGCAACGTCCGCCGTCGTCGGTGTCTCCAAGTACGACGCCGCCGCAAACGAGACGTTCGGCATCATCAAGGGTGGACAGGCTGGCGTTATCGCTGGCGGTGCTGTCGCCGCTGGTGACCGGGTGGTCTCCGATGCACAGGGCCGTGCCGTGAAGGCTGCGGACGGCGCCCCCTACGTCGGTGTTGCGTACACCGACGCCGCCCTCAACGCCGTCGTATACATCGACTTCTAAGCCAGAAAGGCACGGAAAAAACACATGAGCACTGTCACTTACCCGCCGCAGGGTCCGACCGTAAACGGTCACCAGATCACTGTAGATTGGGCGCTCAAGAACCCTACCTTCATCAACAAGGCTGTCAGCCTTGCTGTTCAGGGCAAGTTCATTTCTGACTACATTTTCCGCGCCGGCGACGCCGCTGCGGGTGCTGTGGTCTACGAACGCACCCTCGGGCCAAACGAGAAGTACCCGGCCAAGGGCGACGTCCAGATCGTGGAACCGGGCGACGAGTTCCCGCTGGTTGACGTTGGCGAGATTTCCAAGGAAACCGCCATTGTTGACAAGTTCGGTGCCGCCGCGCTGGTCACCTATGAACAGGTGCGCCGCAACCAGAAGGACAAGATCACTGAGGCAATCGTCAAGATTTCCAACGCGATCCTCCGCAAGACTGACAGCCGCGCCATGGCTGCCCTTGCTGCGGACCCGGACAAGCTCACGGTTGGCGCTGCCGCACCGTGGGGCACCGGCACCCCGGACCCGTTCGCTGACATTGTTGGCGCTGTGGGTCTTGGCGAGGGTCAGGAACTCGACTACAACTTCGATACCGTCCTGATCAACCCCACGGACGCTGCCAAGCTGCTCAAGAACCGCGACATTCGAGACCAGCTTCCCCGCGAGGCCGTGGCGTCCAACCCGCTGCTGTCGGGCCGTCTGGAAGGTCTTGCCGGTTTGAACTGGATTCAGACCAACCGCAAGGCTGCCGGTTCGCTCTACATTCTGCAGCGCAACATCACGGGTGTGCACGCTGAGGAATTGGCGACCTACACCCGCAACATTGACGAGCCGATCAACGAGCGTTGGCGCGTCCAGGGTGCCCGTGTTTCGGTGCCCATCATCACCGATCCCAAGTCCCTTATCGAACTGACGGGAATCTAACCATGACCACCGCAGCACAGAAACGCCGCAGCGCGTCCGACGCGCTCAAGGGAACCGCGACCCCGGCAGAGGAAACCCTGCCGCTGTCCGAGGAAACCGGCGACGCCGCCAAGACCGAGGAAACCCCCGCAACTGGTGACCAGCCGGCCGAAACCAAGGCTGACGCCACGGTGGACGCCCCGGCTGCTGACCCGGCAGAGGGTGCCGACGTTGACGCGGACGCAGAGGAAGACGACGACGCCGAGGAAGACGAACTGGTGGAAGCCGTAGTGCTGTTCGACCTGTTCAACTACTTTGACGAGTCCGACGCCCACTGCTCTGCGCTCAAGGGCGTCACGGTGCACGTTGACCATGAGACCGCCAAGCGCGGCGTCAAGCTTGGCGCGCTCAAGGTCAAGGGCTAAGCCCCGAAAGGCTAAACACCATGGCTGAGGCCGCAACGTGGGGAGTCAGCGTCGATGATGTTTCGGCGCTGGCCCCCCATATTGTTATTACCAACGCCGAGGCACCGCCCACGGGCGGAACCCCGGATCCCTACAACGCCACCACGGTTCGGAAGCTCACGAATCAACAGGTGCAAAAGTTCATCAACGACGTAACCGCCATGGTGGACATGCGTCTGCATGAGCGTGCCAGGATCACCGACGAGGTGTTCACCGCCAAGATTGCTGCCGCCGCCAAGGACATTGTGACCAACGGCGCTGGTTCCTACTTGGTGGCTGCCGCGTTCCCCATGAAAGCTGGCCCGAACGAAAACACCAGCTACGGCGCGGAACTGTGGAACCGCTACAAATACGGGCTTGAGGAACTGGAAAAGGCCATTGCCGACTTCATCAAAGCCGGTGACGGCATTGTTGTGGTTGAAAAGCCGTCCAGCATTGCCGCTTTCTTCCCGCCAGTCCGCATCCGGGACGACATGAGGTTTTAGCACATGAGTGCCACAATGCGGTTTGAGGGCGAGGGCTTCCGGGCTTTCAACCTCATGTTGCAACGCTTCCAGATCAACTTCAACGACTCTGAACAGGTCTTTGAGGCCATAGCCGATCACCAAATGACGGTGTGGCAAAAGCAATTCGACCAAGAGGGCGCATATACCGGCCCGGGCACTTGGTCCGCGCTGTCACCGAACTATGGGGCTTGGAAGCAACGGCACTACCCGGGCAAGAAAATCCTTGAGCTCACGGGCGATTTGCGCGAGTCGCTGACGGAACGCCCTTTTGGTGTGGATGAAATCAACGATCACGTCATGGTAATTGGTACAGCCGTGCCATATAGCGCGTTCCACCAGAACGGAACCGAGACCATGCCGGCGCGTCGCATCCTGGAAACGCCCCCCGAAAGGGACCGTTTGCAGTATGCAAAGTACCTTCAAAACTGGATTGTGAAACGGAGCGTGACCTAATGCTTGGTGCCGAGGGTGTTTCCCGTGCGCTGGTGTACCGGCTGCTAGAGCGAGTCCCGGGCAAGCTGGCGGAAATCCGGGCGCGGCTTGGGGTGGACGCTGACGAGCTCCCGGAACTTGCCGCGATCTATCCCCACGAAATCAGCATCCGGGCTATCAACGCGTACCCGTGCGCTTCCGTGGTGGCCTACCAGACCACTGGCCGGGTTGGTAACAGGCAATTCGAGTCTGACAGCGGCTATGACGAATATTCGTTCAAGTACAAAATGCGCATTTTTCTATGGGGCATGTCCAACGACCATGTGGCCACGGACCTGCTGCGCAAACGGCTGGCGCTGGCCGTCCGCGAGGTGCTGCTGAATGACAAGATTTTCTACAACGAAAACAGCCAGTATGCAGACCTTGACCCTGACACCCTCTTAGAGTCCTACAGCGACGTGGGCAGCTTGGCGGAAAACCAATTCCTTGGAGGGGTTTACCTTGAGCTTGAGGTTTCAAGTCAGGAAATCTTGGTGGCGTTCCAGGGTGTCCCCAACCCGGACCCGGCAACGGTGATCCCAGACTTTAGCGCCGTGGGTGAGGGCGACACGCACCCCGTCCCCCAACCGGAACCCTAGACAAATGACCCTAGAGCCATGACTGAAAACGTGAGGGTTTACAACCCCAATGCATTTGAGGTGGTCATTGACCTTGAGGGGCACGCCCTTGACGGTGGTTCTGCCACCGACGTGGGCCGGGACACCCTCACGGACCACCTCATTGATACCGGCCAATTGCTGATTCAGTACCCGGAACCCGTGCCGGTTGAGTCAGTGGTTGAGGAAGTCCCGGCACCGCCGGCGGCTGACACACCCAAGCCCAAACAGCGGCGAACAAGCACCGAGGCCACCGGCAACGGTTCTGAGAACAGGAGATAAGAAATGGCTATTGGTGTTGAAGTAACCACTTCACTGCGTACCGGCCCCACGAACCCGGGGACGGTTTCCGGGCGTCTGCAAATTGCTGGCATCACCGAACGCGGGTCGTCCACCGAGTCCGTGCTGGTGAAGTCGCTGGCACAGTATGAAAGCCTCTTTGGCACCCGTCAGGCTTACGCGTCCAACATGTACGATTCCGCGCGCACATTCTTCGAGGAAGGCGGCTCTGAACTCGTTGTTTCGCGTGCCGTTGGGCCGGCTGCAACTGCTGGCTTCCTGGTCCTCAAGTCCACTGCCGGAACCGTGGACACGCTGCGTGTGGCTGCCCGTAACCCCGGCTCGCATTCGTCCGCGATCACCGCTGAGGTGACCGTTTCCGGTGGTCTGTTCACGATCACGGTTCGGCGTAGCTCTGAGGTCATTGGGCTGTTCGCCAACCTGTCCACCCCGGCTGACGCCGTGGCTGCCGCGTCCACCAACTCGCAGGTGGTTATCACGGACATGGGCGACGCGACCGCAGCACCGGGCAACCAGCCCAAGGCGCTGGCCCCCACCGTGCTGTCCGCTGGTATTGACGACCGCGCCGCTGTCACGGCCTCTATTGTGGCAACTGCACTGGCAAACCCCGGCCCCATCACCAAGGGCGCTGCCGTGGCAGCACCCGGCTATGCTGCGTCCGCCATTGGCTCGCTGCTCATTGCCCACGCCAAGGCTTACGGCAAGGTTGCCCTGTTGTCTCCGGCTTCCGGCGCAACTCCGACCGCCGCCGCCGCTGAGGCCAAGGCGCTGGTTGGTGCTGACGGTGCCTATGCTGGCGTGTTCTACCCGCATGTGGTCATTCCTGACGGCAACGGCACCCGCACGCTGTCCCCGGAAGCCTACGTCGGCGCCGTGCGAGCCCGTAGCCACGTCAACATTGGTTTCTGGGCTGTCCCGGCCGGCGAACGTGCCCTGCCGCGCTGGATCGTTGGCACGGTCACCCCCGTGGACCGTCCAACCAACAACACCCTTGCTGATTCCCAGTTGAACGGCATTGTCACTATCGCCGGTAAGCCCCGGCTGTATGGCTGGGCATCCCTTGCCCTTGACCGCGACAATCTGGGCATGCTGTCCGCGCAGGACTCCCTCAACAACCTGACGGTTCAGGTGGAGGACACGCTGGAAGAGTTCATGTTTAGTGGCGTGGACAACCGCGGCGTCCTGCTGGGACGCATTGAGTCCGCCGTTACGGGAATCGTGGATCCCATTGCACTGGCCAATGGTTTCTACCCGCGCAAGGTTGACGGTGAAATTGTTGATCCTGGCTACCGCGTGACGGTGGACGAAACGATCAACACCGCCACGAGCCTTGCCAACAACGAGGTCCGCGTGGCCCTCAGCGTTCGACTTGCCCCCACGGCTGCGTTGATCAAGGCCGAAATCATCAAGGTTGCCCTGTCGGCTGCCGTCTAACCCCAAGAAAGGAATCTGAGTCATGAAGACAACCAAACGGAATTTTATTAGCACCATCTTGGGCGTTACGGGCACATGGTCCACCCACACGGGTGGAGCTTTGAACGCTGACGTGACGCGCGACTACGACGGCGGGGCGGTAACCCCTGACCTGATTGGTGGCGCTCCAACGGCGGACGACCTGGAACTGTCGCGGTCCTTTGACCCCGTGCGCGATCTTCCCCTTTTGGAGAAGCTGCGCAAGGAAGTTGGCCGGGGCCGGTACACCATCACGAAACAGTCCACTGACGCCAACATGGTCAAGGTGGGCAAGCCGCTGACTTACGCCAACTGCCTGTTGCTGTCGGTCAACGACCCGGAATCGGACTCGAATAGCTCCGATACGTCGCCCATCACGGTGAAGTTCGCCACGACCGGCGCCGTGTAACAACGGGTAAGCGTCCCACCCGGGACTTGCTGGGGTTCCGGGTGGGCATATCAGTGGGACGGGGTGCGTCCGAGTTGTCCGTGCTTGGACACGCGCCCCGTCCCACACCCATTTAACGAATCGGGCAATTCTTGTCTCAGACCACCCCGCACAAGGCGGGGCGGCGGACTGAACGGACAAAACAGGCCATGACTGAAACAACCCCCGATTACGGCACCATCCCCGCAGCTTCCGGCAGCCACGCAGCCGAGGCCGCAGCGGCGACGCCGACGCCCTACGCTTACGAGGCCAAGCCGGCACCGGAAGAACGCGAGGAATCGCCGCTTGACGCGCTGCTGGCCGAGTCCAAGAAATCCCTTGAGGAATTTGTGACGTGGCAGGTAGATGGGCGCGACGGCTGGGCTGTCCGGTTCTCCAACGTGATCGAACCGGAAGACACCAAGCGTTACCGGAAGTCAGCAATCGGTAAGCGCAAGAACCCGGAAGACGCCGACCAGGTGGTCGCCGCCGCCATGCCTCTCATTGAGAACTGCCGCGCGATCCTCCGCCACGGCAAGGTGGTTGTTGCCAGCGACGGCGACGACCTCACGTTCGGCCACAACCAGTTCATCGAAATGTTCGGCGGCATGGGTTCCATCCACGCTGTCCGGCTGTTCCTTGGGCCGGGTCAGACCCTCTCGTGGGGCGGCGCTCTCTTTGAGGCTGCGGGCTACGGCGCGGACGTGACCGAAGCCGTGGACCCTCAGAAGTCCTAGCCGAGTTCCTGGAGGAATCCGAATACTTTTGCAACCTTGCGATAGTGGCGGACATTCTCCGATTAGACCCGGTGGTGGTGGTAGAGGAACGGAACTGGCGTTATAGGGCCGTCCGAACCGCCGCGGCAAGGGTTGTTGCCGAGGCTAGGAAACAGGCAAACAACAACAAGAAACAACAATGATTTGGAGGGGTGCCGGTGGCTACCACTGAGGAACGCGTGGTGCTTACGGTTGAAACCCGCGACGAAATAACGGCACCCCTCCAAAACATCACCAAAAAAGTTGAACAGGCCAACGACCGTGTGGCCAAATCAGCGCAGAACCAAGCCAACACCGTCCAGCGCGCCATGGCTCAAGTCAGTGGTTCCCAAGCCACCGCCATGGGCGCCACAGACCGCATGGCGCGCGCCTATGACCAAGCCCTTGGGCGCATGGGCAACAGTTCGGGCCGTGTCGGTGACGTGATCAACTCCCGGCTTGGCGGGACCGTGGATAAGGTCATGCGGAACGTCGCCGCATCCATCACCCGGGCCACCCCCAGCATTATTGCTGGGGCGGAACGCATAGGGTCCGGCATTGGGTCAGCTCTAGCCGGCGCGGTCAATACTTCCATCACCGTGGGCGATAAAATCGGCGCTGGCTTGTCCAGTGGGCTGGGGACCGCTGGCAAGACGCTTGGCGTTGCCGGGGCCGTGGTGGGCGGCGTCGTCGGTAAAGCAATTTCCGGTGGCATCAACCGCCAACTGAACATTGAAGACGCCCGGGCGAAACTGTCCGGGCTTGGTACGGACGCGGCCACCGTGAACAGCATCATGGACAGCGCCCTTGCCGCCGTCCAGGGTACTGCCTTTGGGCTGGATTCCGCCGCTACAGCCGCCGCGTCCGCTGTGGCCTCCGGTATTCAGCCGGGTAAGGATTTGACGCGCACACTCAAGCTTGTGGGCGACGCTGCCACCATTGCCGGGACTGACTACGGCGAAATGGGCGCGATCTTCAACAAGATTTCAGCGTCCGGCGTCATTCAGGGTGAAGAGCTCGCGCAGCTTGGCGACCGAGGGATCCCCATCCTGCAACTGCTGGGCAAGGAAATGGGCGTTACGGCGGCTGAGGTCAAGGACTTGGCGTCCAAGGGCAAGGTTGACTTTGCTACCTTCCAGAACGCCATGGAAAAGGGCATGGGCGGCGCTGCCCTCAAGTCCGGCGAAACCACCCGTGGTTCCATGGCCAACATGGGCGCTGCCCTGTCTCGCGTTGGCGCTACCCTCACGTCTGGGTTCTTCCCGCTGACCGTGGGCGGCTTCAACGAAATCACCAAGACCCTTGACGGCGTGAACAAGGCCATAAAACCGGCTGCCACAGCCTTTGGAACGTACTTCGCCGGCAAAGCTGCCCCCATCATTTCCACGTTCTCAGAGAAAGCCCTCAGAGCCTTTGGTGAGGTAACTGGCGGCTTCACTGCCCTGCAAGCTGCCTACAAGAGCGCTGACGACGGCGTAACGTCCAGTGGCTTGCCCGGATTCATGGAACGCTTGGGCATTGCCGCTGGCAAGGTCCGCGACGCCGTGGCCGTGATGAATCCGAACCTGGACAACCTCAAGGCACTGGTTGCCCCGCTGGCTGGCATGTTCTTGGCCATGGGTTCCGGGCTGCTGGGCAACTTGCCCATCATTGGCCGGTTCCTGCCGGTGCTGAACCCGTTCTTGGGCATCCTGTTGGGTCTTATCGCGGCTAGCCCGGAACTACGCCGGTCCCTTGGTGACGCGTTCAACGCCATTGTTCCGGCGCTGGGGTCCGTGGTGGCTGCTTTCGCCCCGCTGGTGCCCATTCTGGCCGAGGTGGTGGCATGGGGCGTCGACCTCGTGGTCAAGGTCATTGACAAGCTGGTGCCGCTGTTCCCGGTCCTCGTGCCGCTGGTGGTGGCCTTTGTTGCTATCGCCAAGATTGCTGGCCCGGTCATGGCAGCGTGGAGGACCGCCGTCGTGCTGTTCACCGCCGCACAGGTTGGCTTCCAAGCCGCCATGGGAGTCAGCACCGTGCTGACCCAAGCGCAGACCGCAGCGACCGAGCGCGGCACCGCTGGTTTTATCGCCATGAAGGTTGCGCAGTACGGCGCCGTGGCTGCCATGGCCGTGGCGACGGCAGCGCAGTGGCTTTTTAACGCGGCTGTGTCAGCAAACCCCATCAGCCTCATAATCATTGCCATTGCCGCCCTTGTGGCTGGCGTGATTTGGGCTTACAACAACATTGGTTGGTTCAAGGACGGCGTGGACGCCGCCATGAAATGGATAGGTGAGGCATTCCAGAACGTAGTCAACTGGTGGAACTCCGATTTCATGCCGGCGCTGTCCGCCGTGGGTCAATGGTTCGTGGACGTGTGGACCAACGTAAGCACATTCCTGACGGACACTTTCACGAATATTGGTAATTGGTTCCGCGATTTCATCGGCTTTTTCGTTGACGGCTGGGGCATGCTGGTTGATTTCTGGAACGGCATTTTGCTGCCAGCAATCCAAGCCGTGGGTGATTTCTTCGCCCCGATCCTGGACTGGATAACGCGCCTGATTTGGAACGCCACGACCATTGCCGTGGCCCTGTTCTACAAACTCGTGGATTTCTGGAACGGCGTCTTGCAGCCGGCCCTCCAAGCCGTAGGCGACTGGTTCAACAGCATTTTCACATGGATTTACGAGACCATTATCCGGCCCGTGGTTGACGGTATCGTTGGCCTGTTCCGCACCTTGGTGGACTGGTGGAATCTCACCCTCATGCCAGCCCTGCAAGCTGTCGGACAGTGGTTCTCTGACATTTTCAGCTGGATTTACAACACCATCATTTTGCCGTATATCACTTTCTGGATTGACGCCTTCCGCATGGTGGTGGACTGGTGGAACTTGACGTTCCTCCCGGCCCTGCAAGCCGTAGGCCAGTGGTTCTCTGACGTGCTGAACTGGATTTACAACGTCATCATCAAGCCCGTGGTGGACCTGATAGTCGGCGCCTTTACAGCCCTGACAGACTGGTGGAATAACACCCTTTCGCCCATGATTACGACCGTAGGCGGCTGGTTCCGTGATGGAATCGGCAAGGCCATTGAGGGCGTTTCCGGCTTCATTGATGGGCTGATAAAGGGCTTCCAGGGCTTCATTTCTTTCTGGTCCGACAAGCTCAAGCCTGTGGCTGACGCCATAGCTGAAATTTTCAAGGGCATTGGTGACGCTATCGGAAACGCCCTCGGCAAAATGGGCGAATTCGTCAACAACCCGCTTGGTGGAATCCAAGACATGCTTGGCATTAACAAGGACGGCAACGGGCAAGGCGTCATGCCGAACAACAGCGGCGGCGGCGTTTACCTCAAGGGCGGCGGCGTGCTTGGCTACGCCGGCGGCGGCACGGTCCTGCCGGGGTTCGCCCCGGGCAAGGACACGATCCCGGCCATGCTGTCCCGTGGCGAGTCCGTGCTGGTTCCTGAGCTCACCTCGGCGCTGGGTCCGCGCAACATCATGGCAGCCAACCGCGAGGCGTCCGGGGGACGCCCTGCCGGGTCCGGTCCCACCGCGTCGCTGGTGGGTGCGCTGGGTGGCGGCGGCGGAACCCAAGTAATCGTGGCGGACGGCGCCGTGCAGGTCAACGTCGAGGTAAAGGGCGGCGACACCGAGGCAGCCCAAAACGTGGCGGACGCCGTGCGTGAGGCTGTCGAGGAAGTCTTCGAGGAAATCAAGAGGCGGGGTTACTAAGTGGTCAACATTTTGGTTCAGAAACCGCAGTATTGGCACACCATGCGTGTCATTACTGACAACGGGTTTCAGGGGTCTATGCACTCCACGCCTACGGTGTTTCAGTACAGCGACGTTGCCAAGTATGGGCAAGTGGAGCGCGAGGGCAAGAAAGCCATTTCCCGGCTGGTGGCCCCCGGGCTGCGCACGCTCTCATTCACGCAGCGTGTCGCGAGCCTGGACTACCAGCAAACCATTGAGCCTATTGTCCAGCGCTTCACGAACCTTTCGGCCGCAGGGGTCCGGGTCCGGTTCCCGAACGGGTCCGGCCCATTCGAGCAACCCTGCTGGTGGGTTATCAAGGGCTTGGACGTGCGCGTGCTGCGGCGCGCCACGGACAACAGCATTAGCCACGCCGAGGTGTCATGGTCCCTTGAGGAACACGTCGACGTGACGGCCAACGCGATCAAGCCGCGCCCGGTGCCCAAAGCCCCGGTGGTGGCCCCCAAGCCTGTTGCTGCCCCGTCCCGGACTTACCGGGTGGTGTCCGGCGATTGCCTGTGGAACATTGCCGTGCGCTTCCTTGGCAACGGTGCGCGCTGGCCGGAAATCTACAACATGAACCGCGCCATTATCGGCGGAAACCCTAACCTGATCTTCCCGGGTCAGGTCTACCGGCTGCCGGGGTAACGGGCATGGGAAGCACGCTAGACGCCAACAAGCTCAAGAACATTTCAGTGACCGGCAAGGGGCTGGAAGCTGACCTTGTAGAGGCTTGCCTCAAAGCCACGTTTTCCACCAGCACGTCCCAAGTGACTGAGTTCTCTCTGACGTTCCTGGACACCATGGACCTGCAAACGTTCCGTTCCGGGATCCTCAGCGCCGGGGCCACCGTCAAATATGGCGGCTGGCACATGGTCAGCCGTGTGGTGTCTCTGGGTTCCGGCGCTGCTGGCCCGGAACTGACGGTGAAGGCGCCGTCAGCGTTCGTGGAGGGCTACAAATCCGAGACCGGGGGCCACTCATGGGGCGAACAGGACGTCGCCGCGTGGGTGGTAGCTCAAGCACGACGGCGTGACCTTGTGCCCGTGGTCCAGCCCGGGCTTGGCCGGAAAACCATTATCAGGGCTGCCACGGACGGCGATAACAAGGAAAGCACATGGGACGTAATGGCGAACCTTGCCACTGCGACCGGGTGCTGGCTGTTCGAGTACGGCACCGTACTGGTCTTTGCGCGCCCGTCCTGGCTCATGAAATCAGACTGGGGTGGCCGTCACTGGGAACTGTACTGGAACAACTGGGCTGACTATCACGAGGGCATGCAAGGCATGCCGGCGTACTCGAAAGACCCCGGCAGCAACCCGGCTGAACAGTTGACCGTTCGCCTGTTGTCCGCGGACGCTGACGAGGCACGCCCGGGCGACAAGGTGACCATGGGCGGCGCCGCTGTGGGCGATATGGGCGGCGACTGGATCGTGGTAAGTGTCAGCTACCCCATGACCGTGGCCGGTGTCGTCACTTTGTCGTGCCAGCGCCCCATTGATCCGGTGATCCCCCCAGAGAACACGGGAACGGGCACCAGCGGCACGGCTGCCAAGACAACCACCGTGGTGAGTGCAACCACTGGCAAGGCCGGGGCCGGGGCGAACACGTCCGGCGTGGATGGGTGGATGGCTCGCACCAAGGGCCGGTATGTGGACACCGACGGCGCTTATGGCGCGCAGTGCGTTGACTTGGTGAGCCTCTACAACACGCAGTTTATTGGCGGCGGCGCGATCTTTGGCAACGGTAACCAGTGGTATGGCAACGCTGCGGCTAACGCCAACTATGTGCGTGTGCCGGCTGGTCAGCGCGCCCAAAAGGGTGACATTGCTTGCTGGGGTTCCTACTACGGCGGCGGCTACGGCCACGTGTGCATTGTGGTGGAGGACCGGGGCGGCTCGCTTTACACCTTCACGCAGAACCCCGGCCCCGCTAACTTCCAGGTCCTTACGAAACAAGGGCTGCAGGGATACCTCCGACCACGAAAGTTCGCCTAAACATGAAAACCCTTTGGTCTTGGTTGGTCTTGGCTCGCGTGTCCCGGCTGGTCAGGGACGTGCGCAGCGGTGAAAGCGCGGACGTGTCCCACGCTGCGGCGGAAGGGCTGCGGCTGGACGTTGCCGAGGCGATCAGTCACGCATGCGCCCCGGACGGCTGGAACTGGCCGCGCGAGGATGCCCGGTTGCTGGTTGTCCTTGCTCGCGACGGGCGCAGCGTCCCCGTGGATTCTGCCCCTTATGGTTCAGTGGTGGAAACAGCGTCGGGGCGTCTGGGGCTGCGCACCAATGGGGGACTGATTGAGTCCCACGGGGCGGCGTTGTCCGTGGTGCCCAAGGAACCGGGCCGGTGGGTCCGGGCGTGGCTCATTCCCGGCGTTTCGTACTTTGGGAGGGCAACAACGTGAACGGCAGCGCGCTGCAACAGGCAGCTAGGCAACCCACGAGGCAGGAAGCGCCGGACAAGGTGGAATCATTCCACCGTGGCATTGTCTCCGAGGTTCGTTCGGACGGCATGCTTTACGTTGTCGTGCCCCGGCTGGCGGGGGATTCCCCGATTGGACCCATGCCGGCCGCGTCATATGCCTTGACCGTGGGCGAACGCGTCATGGTTGGTGCCGTGGGGGACTCCCGTGGTGACCTCATGATTATCTGCCGCGAGTACGGCGATTCCAGCGCGTTCCCGGCGTTCGAGGGTGTGCACTTGGCGACGGCCCCAACAGGGCCGGACCACGCCACAAGGAAAGACTACGTGGACGCCCTTGGTTCGATCACGGCGGATCCCAATACGGTGGCGCGGCGCGGTGCGTCCGGTTCCTTGCTGGCCCAAGAGGTTTATCTCAGTGGAGTTCAGACGGCGAACAACGCGGCGACCCGCAAGAGCTACGTGGACGCCGGGGACGCTGCCCGGATGCCCAAGAACCCCACTTTGCTGCCCGGGACGGCGCACGACCTCAACGACTACCAGACGCCCGACATTATGCACCAGAGCTTCAACGCGGCGGCGACTATCAGCGCCAACTACCCGTTGCCGCTGGCGGGGCTGCTGGAAATCTTCGCCCCGTCCGTGACGTTCCTTTACCAGCGCTACACGACATATAACAACGTCACGCGCATTTTCTGGCGTGCCAAGTATTCAACCAGCGCGTGGGGTGCCTGGAAGGAAGTCCAGGACGCGGCGGGTATGGTCACGGCGTTGGCTGCCAAGGCCGCGCTTGTGCACACCCATGTTGCTGCGGACATTACCGGGGGCGTGTTCGCTCCCGCCCTATTGCCAGCGGCCACCAGCGCCGCCCAAGGCGCTATGTCAGCGGCGGACAAAGCCAAGCTTGACGCTGCCACGATCAACGCCACGGCGTCCACCATTGCCATGCGCAACAGCGCGGGTGACCTGACCAGCAATAACTACTTCATGCCGGCTGGAAACGCTCAATCGGCGCTTCCCCAATCCTTGACCCGGCGCGACTATGTGGACGCTCAAGTTGCCACCCGGGCGCCGAGCTCGCACGGGCACACCTACGCGGACATTTCCGGGACCGTGCCCACGTCTGCGCTTCCGCCGTTGGCCGTCAATGACGTGTTCACCGTGGCCACGCAAGCGGAAATGCTGGCACTCACTGCGCAGCGCGGCGATATGGCCATACGTTCCGACACGGGCAAAAGCTATGCGCTGTCCACTGACAGCCCCGGCACGCTGGCTGACTGGAAAGAACTTATGGCAGCCGGTCAGGTCCAGTCCGTGGCCGGGAAAACCGGCGTGGTGGCCTTGGTCAAGGGTGACGTTGGCCTTGGGTCCGTGGACAACACGAGTGACGCGGCCAAGCCGGTCAGCACTGCAACGCAGACCGCGCTCAACGCCAAGGCGAATACCTCCCACACGCATTTGTGGGCTGACCTGACGGACAAACCGGCGACGTTCGCCCCGTCCGCTCACGTCCACAGTGCTGCGGACCTGACCAGCGGCACGGTACCTGTTGCGCGGCTGCCGCTGGCCACCACGTCCGCGAACGGGGCCATGTCCGCCGCCGACAAGACCCTGTTTGATTCCATCAGCGCGGACACGGGCTGGGTGGACGTTCCGCTAACGGCGCCGTGGGTGAACTATGACACCGGGCTGCATGCCACGTTCCAGGTTCGCCGCATCGGGCAAAGCGTTGAGGTCAAGGCGTTCCTGAAATCGGGATCCTTGGGCACAAACGTGGGGGTTCTGCCGGCTGGGTTCCGGCCCGTCTCCCAGCGCTGGGGCACGGCGACGTTCCAGTCCTCAATTGTGGGTTCCACCTTTAGCGTGGTCTACCCGGACGGCACGGTGTTTTTGGTGGGTTCCGGCGCGGTTACTTACGTGTCCATCGAAATGCGGTTCTTGCTGGGATAGGACACCCCGGCCCGTCCCACAGTGAAACGGTCATGACCTCCACCATGGGGGCATGGCCGTTTCAACAACACCCCGCTTTGGCGTAGAGACTTATAGCGCTGGAACTGACCCGCACCCCGGGCGAACCAAGTTCAACGAGCGCATGCTGGCATTCGAGGCGCTGGCAGCTATCGCCACGCAAGGCACCACGGGCTCGCGCCCGTCTGCCGGTAAAGGCCGCGCGTTCTACTGGGACACGACCGTCGACAGGCTCTATTTCGACAACGGCACAGCCTGGAAGGAAGTCACCACCAACGGCGCTGGTGGCCCGGGCGCGGCGATTGTCCCGGGCGCTGCGGCGGTTGAGGGCACGTCGTCCCGTTCCGCTCGCGCTGACCACACCCACAGCTTGCCGTTGGCCACGGCTGCGGTGAACGGTGCCATGGCGGCTGCTGATAAGGCCAAGCTTGACGCTGCCAGCGCTGCCCCCACCCCCAACACTTTGGTGATGCTGGACGCCAACGGGCGCACTCAGGTGGCTGCCCCGTCCGCCGGCGGCGACACCACGAACAAGACGTATGTTGACGCCCAAGTTGCCACGAGGGCGACCACGGCCCACAGCCACGCGGCTGCGGACATTTCCAGCGGTGTCTTGGCTGCGGCTCGCTTGCCTGCTTCCACCTCCGCTGCCGCGGGTTCCATGTCCGCCGCTGACAAAGCCAAGTTGGACGCAGCGTCGGCAGCGGCCACCCCATCAACGCTTGTCCTGTTGGACGGCAACGGACGCGCCGCCGTCGCCAACCCCAGTCTTGCCGGGGAAATCGCAAACAAGGGATACGTTGACACCCAAGTTGCCACGAGGGCCACGACGGCGCACACGCACGCTTGGGCGGACATTACCAGCGGCGTGCCCACCACCTTTACCCCCGCCGCGCACGTCCATGCGGCTGCTGACGTATCAAGCGGCGTCTTTGCGGCTGCCCGTCTTCCCGCAGCGACCGGCGCGGCACAAGGGGCCATGAGCGCAGCGGACAAGACCAAGCTGGACGGCGCCACCTCACTGGCCACCCCGTCCACACTGGTGATGCTGGACGCTGCCGGACGTGCCGCCGTGGCTGCCCCATCGGGCGGCGGCGACATTGCAAACAAGACCTATGTGGACGGTCAGGTTGCCACCAAGGCCAACACCACCCACACCCACACATGGGGCCAAATCACGGGCGCGCCGGCGACCTATGCCCCGTCCGCGCACTCGCATGATTGGTTCGACCTCACGGGCGTGCCCACGGCGTCCCGCACCCAGTCCGGCGTCATGTCAGCTTCTGCTTACGCGCTGCTCTACGACGCCACGGCGGCTTACGCAACGTCCAACATTGTCATGCGTGACGCAAACGGCAATATCGAAATCAACCGGCCGATTCAGGACATTGACGGCGCTAACAAGCTCTACGTTGACGACCAGATGAACGCGGCCAAGGCCGGAAAGCTGGACGTGTCGGTGTTCACCGCCGCGATTTCCACCAGTGCCAGCGCTCGCGCGATCCGGTCCCCTAACCTGGGCTCCTACATGACGTTCTACGACAACGGCGTGGTTGAGTCCCCGGCGATCTACAACACCAACGCCGCGAGCGGTTCCGGCTTCCGTGCTGTCTGGGTCAACAACACTGGCGGTTTGGGCTATAACCTTTCGTCGGAAAAGTTCAAGACCAACATTCAGCCCTACGAGGTGCCGCTGGAAGTCTTGGACAAGATCGAACCTAAGCGGTTCCAGTACAAAGAGAACGTGGCCGAAATGGGCGAGGACGCCCCGTTCCGGGTCAACTTCATTGCGGAAGACCTCCACGACGCCGGCCTAACCGAATATGTCAGCTACGACGAAAACGGCACCGAGCGCGAGAACTGCCAAACGATCAACGAGTCGTTGATGGTCAACGCGCTGTGGAGCTTCGCACAGCAACAGCAAAGCCAGATCAAGGCCATGCAGAACCAACTCAACGAAATGGCCAAGTGATGTTTTCCGACATTCCCGCGTGGATCGGCACCGACCTAACCCCATGGGCAATCGTGGGGCTTGTGGTGGTGTCGATCCTCACGGGCCGGTTTCTGGTGCCGAAGATTTACTACAACGAAATCAAGGCCGAACGTGACCGTTGGCGGAACGTGGCTGAGTCCCTGACCGGCGATGTGAAAACCATTGCCGGGGCATTGCCCGGGGTGCTTGAGGTGGGCAAGTCCATGGATAAGGTCATGACCGCCGTGCGCGAGAAAGCCGACGCTGAAACGGGGGCAAGCGAGTGAATGCACTGGGCAGGTTGCTGGGGTGGCACAAGTACATTGTCAGCGCCGAGGAAAAGGACGCTTCGACGGCGGCACTCGTGGAAGCGGAACAGGTCAAACAAGCCGTGCAAGCACTCCACACAGAATCAACCACGGTGGGCGACCGGCAGCGCCGCATTCGTGAAGAAAACAACTGGACACGATCACTTGAGCATGTTTTTAGGGGAGCCCAATGAAAAAAGAAATCGGCATCGGGCTGGGTGTGATGCTGCTGGCAGCTACCGCGTTCCTTTGGTCCGAACATTCGTCCTTTACCGTCATTCTGCTGGTCATTCTGGTTGGCTCGCTGGCGGTCTTGACGATCTACTACATGCGCCGTAGCCACTGGCGCCGCTACCCGTCCGGGCGGGTATTTATGTACCTCATTTGGGCGTTTGATGCCCTGATTGTCTACTGGCTTTTTTCCCGGCTCATTGAGTCCAGGGACTTGAGGATTGGCATTTTCAACGTCCTTATTGCTGGCCTTGTGGCGGCAATTTGGTTGATCACTGGCACGTTTTGGAAGTCTCAGCGGCGTGCCCGTGCTGAAAGGCTGCGCAACGCAGCACTCACAAAGAAAGAGGAAACCCAGCCATGACCACTGCATCACAGGAACGGTTCCTTTCCGGCGCCGCTGGCAACTACTACGACCCGGACGGCGTTTATGCGTTTCAGTGCGTAGACACGGCCATTGCTTACGCCATGGCGTGCTACCCGGAAGTGAACTGGGAAACCACGTTTGGCCGAGGCAACGCCCGGGACCATTACCCCAAGTCCAACGCCTACTTTGATTCCATCCCCAACGTGGTGGGCGACCTCAACAGCTTCCCGCAGCGCGGTGACATTGTGGTGTGGGGCGGGGACAACTTCAACCCCTACGGCCACATTGCCGTGGTGCTGTGGGCTGACGGTTATAGCATGCGTGTGCTGCAACAGAACGCTGACGGTTCGGCCCGTCTGCCTACGCAGATAGCAACGGTGGGCTACGTCATTCCGGGTGCTGGCGGCGTCGTGGGCTGGCTGCGTCCCAAGGTGTCCGGCACGGCCCCGACTCCCGCGCCGGCCCCGGTAGCTGGACGACTCAACGGCATTGACGTTTCCATGCACCAAGGCACCGCGTTGAGCTTCGCCGCAACAGGTGCGCAGTTCGTGGGCATCAAGGCCACCGAGGGCGCGGGATACACGGATCCGCAGTACGTCGCCAACGTGGCCAAGGCGCGCCGTGAGGGCTTGCCCATCATCCACTACCACTTCGCCCGTCCGTTCGCTCAAGACGGCAACACCGCCACGGCTGAGGCTGACTGGTTCCTTTCCGTGGTGCGCCCCCAGCTTGGGCCGGACGACATACTGGCCTTGGACTTCGAGGCTGAGAACACCCACCGCACCGATTGGGCCAATGACTTCCTGGACCTCGTGCACGCCAACACGGAAAAGCGCCCGTGGCTGTACGCCAACCAGTCCGTGGCCAACCAAGCCGGCTGGGATGCCGTCAAGGCCAAGTATCCGCTGTGGTGCGCCCGTTACCCGTCGCCTGTCATTCAGTCGTGGTCCCCGCTCAACGCGGCACCGTCCGTTCCGGGCTGGAACCTTGTCATGTGGCAATACAGCCAAAGCGGACGGCTGTCCGGTTACGGCGGCGACCTGGACCTGAATGTCTTCTACGGCGACATGGGCGCATGGCAGACCCTTGCCGCGGGTGGCAACTGGATAGCTCCGGTTGTTCCTCCTGTTGTGGCGCCCCCGGTGGCTGGCAGCGCGTCACAGTGCATTGTTGAGCCGGGGGACACCCTCAGCGCAATCGCTGCACAGTTCGGCGTTGACCTTGGCGCACTGATCAAGGCCAACCCGGGAATCAACCCGGAACTGATCTACCCGGGCCAAGTGCTGAACCTTCCCGGTGGTGGTCCGCTGACCAACCCCGGCGCCGTGTCTCAGTGCATTGTTGACGCTGGCGACTCGCTGGCCGGTATCGCCGCGCAATTCGGTGTTGACCTTGGGGCTTTGATCAGCCTCAACGGCATCACTAACCCTGACCTGATTTTCCCGGGTCAGTTGCTCAACCTCCCGGCCAAGGTAGCTGCCCCGGCAGCCCCCGCGCCGGCTGCGGTTCGACAGGTGATAGTTGACCCGGGCGACACCTTGGGCGGCATTGCCACCCAATTTGGTGTGGACGCTGGGGCGCTGGCGCGTGTCAACGGCATCACGAACCCGGACTATATCCAAGCCGGTCAAGTTCTCAACCTCCCGTAAGGAATAAATAAATCATGATTGTTTTCGACATTCCCCAGTGGCAGTTCTTTGTCCAGTTGTTCGGTGGCACCGTCATGACGCTGCTGGTGGGTCTTGTGACCACTCGCGTGACGGCTTCCAGCACTCGCGCCCTCCTGTTGGCGGCGCTGTCGGTGCTGAGCTCCATAGTCACCGAGCTTGTGGCGGCGCTACAGACCAACACGCCCTATAACTTGGGCACCGCGCTGGCGTTCGGCCTCTTGACGTTCCTGGTAGCTGTTGGCACCCACTACGGCCTCTTGAAACACACCAGCCTTGAGACCGCCGCGCAGTCCGTTCTGATCAAAGCCTCTGCCCGTGAGGTTGAAGCCGCCGAGCAAGACAAAGCCCGTGAGTTGCTGGCAAAAGCTGGCGTGGCCACCATTGCAACAGACCCCGCAGAAGGTGCCGACGTTTTGCGGGTGGCGGACGCCCGATATGTGCCCCGTCATAGCTCGCGTGAGTAGCTGAAACGCAAGAAAGCCCCCACCAAACGGTGGGGGCTTTCTTTGTGTCCGGGGTTAGATGCTGACGTACTTTTGCACCGTGTCCAGCAAGTGCATGTAGTCGCTGCTGAGGGCGTCGTCAAAGAATGTTTTGGCTTCCTCCCGGTGTCCCGCTTTCTCAAGGGCTTTGCGGACGCGTGAGGCGATCATGAAGCCGTTACCGTCGTGACCTTCGAGCGGGACCACGACGTCGGGGAACTTGGGCTGGCCCTCAATTTCGGCGGCGTTAGGCATGTTCTTTGGTGTTCCTTTCGAGTACGGCACCACCGATTTGATAAGTGCCAAAGTTGAAGCGTTGGGCCTTGCGCTGACAGTAGAAACAGCGGTTCAGCGTGCCTTGGGTGGTCACTATGAAGTAGTGGCCGTGGGTGCTGCAGTGGCTGGTCATGGGCGGGGGCCACGATCATGGCGGATACATGAGGGGATGCTGATAAGCAGAGCTACAGCGACGGGGATTAGGACGATAACGAGAGCGTGCACGGTTAGACCTCCACAGCCCAAGTGCTGCGGTCATTGGACTGGACTTGCCACGTTGGGTTGCCGTCGCCGTCGCTGCCGCACCAACTGGCCGGGAAACCAGCCTCTTTGGCTTCCTCAAGGTTCAGAACGGTGCCCACGGTCCAGAACACCAACGGCGGGTGGCCCTCACGCTTGAGGTCTTCCTCTTGGCCGTAGGCGCGTGCACTCTTGACCTCATTCACACGGACCCGCAGCTGCCAAGTGTGCACAATGTCGCCGGTTTTCAGTTCGGATGCTTTGCGGGGTTCGGTCTTGTATTCAGCCATGGTGGTCATGTCCGTGGTCCTTAGTGTTGTGGCGGGGCTGGTTAGTTGCTGGTGTCTGCTACCAGCGGGACAAGGGCCGAGAGGGGCACCGAGTCAATCTGAATGGGGTTGAGGGCGTGGGGTGCGCCGTTGGCGTGGGTGAGAGTGGCGCGGCCACGGCTGGGGCGGACGTGGGAAACGGTCCATTCGTAGCCGGGGTGGTGGCCTTTGGTGAGGGCCGTAACCATGATCACCTTGTCGCCTTCGCTGAACTCAACGCCCTTGTGGGCGAGGTAAGCAATGGCCGTGGCCCGGGCAATGTCTTGCGCCGTGGTGGTGGCCTTCCGGGCGTCGCTGGTGTTCTTCCAGCCAAAGTCCATGTCCTCAAACCACACGGCGTCTGAGGCTTCCTCAGCGTCGCCGTTTTCGTCCACGGTGTAGAAACCATAGCTGAGTTCGTCCGTGTCGAAACCTTCACCGATGATGCCGGGGCCGACCTGAACCGCGCCGCCGTCAATGATCAAGGTAGCGCAGCCGCCCCCGGTGTCTTCAACGTGGGCGGTGATGCCCTCAGCGGCGAAAGCTTCGATCAGTTCGGTAAAGGTAATGGCGGTCATGGTGTCCTCTTTCGTTGTGGCGGGTTGCTACAAGAAAGAATGTAGCACGGCACTACAGAACTACGCAACCCGCTTGAATCCACCGGGCTTGCCGTGTCGCTGGACATGATCAATGAACGGCTGAATGGTGGCTGGCTTCCACCCCGGGGAATGGCTGGTAATGAAATCGGGCGTGGGCATGTTGTCGCGCATTTGCCATGCGCGCACGGTCTTGACCTCCACCTTGAGCGTGGCGGCAATTTCGGCGTAACCGATCAAGCGAACAGGTTTCTTAGGCATCGGGGGTTCCTCCCGGGTAGTTGTGGTCAATTGAGTGTAGCGGGGCGCTACGTGAGGCCGCAACGCACCCCCGTCCCCCAGCCCCGGGCCGGTAGCTGTCACCATGGGGCCATGGCTACTGGCGTACTTTCTTTCCCGTTCCAGCTTCAAGCGGACGGCACGGCGGCAACAGCCGGCTATGGCACGGACCAGGAAACTGAGGATGCCATTGCCGTGCTTGTCCTAACCCATATCGGGGAACGGCAGATGCAGCCCATGTTCGGCGTGCCCGATCCCGCGTTCTCCGGTCTGGGGGCTGGGGACATTCAAGTGGGGCTTGATCAGTACGGACCAGCCGGCATAACCGTGCAATCAGTGACCACCGAGCCGGTGGAAGGCAACGACCAAGTGGTGCGCGCCAAAGTGGCGTGGACACGAACCAGCGACGGAACAGGAAATAACAATGGCTGACGTACCCGAATATGAGGCGTTGAACCTTCTCAACTACGGCACCGAACCGGACCTTGTGGCGGCGGCGACGGCCTACGCCATGGCTGCGCTGCCCGAATGGCAGCCCCGGGCCGGTAACACTGAAATGGTGTTGATGGAGTCCCTAGCGGTGATGCTGGGGCCGGAAATCCTGGCTATCCAAATGCTGCCCGGGCAGATCGTGGAACAGTTGATGAAGCTCTACGGCGTGGCCCGTAACCCGGGCGCGCCTGTCATTGGCCGGGTTCAGTTCACGGTTACCAACAGTTCCCCCACGCAGACCATCCCGGCTGGCACCCGGCTGCGGCTGCCCATTGCCGGTACGGGCGAAACGGTGGATTTCTTCACTAAAGATGAGCTCAACATCATCACGTCTGAGAGCTACACCGGACAGGTGGACATTTACGCTGAATACCTTGGGACGGTGGGCAACGCTACCCCGGCCGGCACGACCTTGGACGTGGTGGACATTCTTTCCTTTGTTGAGAGCGTCGTCACCGTGGGCGTGCTGTCCGGTGGGCTTGGCCTTGAGGCTGACCAAGAGTTCCAGGGTCGTGCCTCCGCGACGCTCGCGCGTCTGACTTCCACCCTCGTGCTGCCGGAATCGTTCCAGTTCGCTGCGGCGTCCCGGCCCGAGGTTGGCCGCGCCAAGGTCTTTGACCTCTACAACCCGGCCCAACCGCTGGTGAACCCCGCCGTGGGCTTTGTGACCGTGGCAGTGGCGGACGCCAACGGCGCTGCGCTGCCGGGGTCTGTCACGTCGGAAATTGCAAGCTGGCTGGCCGGTCAGGCGCTCGCGTCGCTCAAGGTCAGCGTCATTGACCCGACGTTCACCACGGTAAACGTCACTGTGAGCGTCAAGGCGTCGCCCGGGTTCACGGTGTCGCAAGTGCAAGCGAACGTGACGGCTGCCCTGTCTGCGTGGCTGAACGCCAAGACGTGGGACTGGAACCCTGTTGTGGGCCAATACGCGATTGTGGCCAAGGTGGCGGCGGCTGCCGGGGTTGCCGAGGTGACCAGCGCCCCGGCCAACATTGCCCTTGCTGGCAAGGCACCGTTGCCAACGCTGGGCACCGTCACTGTGAACGTAGTCTAAGGGGCTGACATGACGATTCTGACGAACAAGGCAACCAACCCGGACCAAGTGGCCACCGCTGGAACAACCACGGTGCTGACCAACTTCCTGGGCAACTCCCGCGGACCCTCCACAACCTATTGGAACGTGTCCCCGGGTGTTGGTGGTTCGGCCACGCGTGAAGCCGTGCTTGTGGGTGGCCCGGATCCCAGCCTCCCGGAAGGTGGCGGGTTCATCCGGTACACGCAGACCGTGGCGAACACTGGCGGAAGCTGCGGCGCCTACTACCGGGACACCGCAGCACTGACCCCCGGGGTGGCCGGTGACACCCGCGTATGGCAAGCATGGGTTCGGCCCTCAGTGTCCCGGCAATTCCGCATGTCCGCCAACTTCAAGGACAACGCGGCGGCAGACGTGACCACGGGCACTAGTGCGTTCAAGGATTGCCCCGCCGGCGAATGGACACAGCTTCCAGACCTCACGGTTACCGCCACGGGCGACTACATGAAACTGCAAGCGTGGCCGGTCACCATTGGACCTGTTGCCGCTGGCGAGACGTTCGACGTGGTGGCATGGGTGACCCAAGTCCCATGGCCATTATTCGACGGCTACACGCCCAACAATGACGAGTTCAGCACCTCATGGGTGGGCAGCCCCGGGGTGTCCCTCACGACCCTGACGGCCAACTTGGTGGCTGGCGCCGCCAACAGCGCCGGCACGGGCGGCGCGCTGCGTGTGTGGCAATCCCTTGACGCCCCGATGAACTCAACCCGGTCTATCAAATCAGTTCAGACCGTGGCGAGCACTGGCGGTTCCGCTGGCCTCATTGTGCACACCAACGTGCCCGGGCTGGCCGGGGACGTGCTTAGTGCAAGCTGCTGGGTGAAGTTCAACACTGACCGCTACGTGCGCTTGCTGCTGCGTGCCCTCAACGGCTCAACGCTGGTTTCCACTGACCTGCCGGGCACGGTCTTTGTCCCGGCGAACACCTGGACTGAGCTCAAGATTGAGGGCACACAGGTAAACGGCGATTACACCCGCATTCAAATCTGGCCGTGGCTGCAAGCTCCCACCGGGTTGCTGGCCGTGGGTGACACCATGCAGTTGGCTCGCATCCTTGTGGTGGACGGCGCCAAGCTGCCCCCGGATGGGTGGTGGGACGGCGACGAACCCGGCAGCGGCAAATACGTGTTTGCGTGGGACGGCGCGCCGAACGCGTCCACCTCCACCCGCATGACCCGGATAGACCTTATCCACTGGTGGACCCGCATGTGGTACGGGCGTTTGCCGGCTGCGTACCAAGACATTGACGCGGTGATTCAGCCCGAAAACGGCAGTTACCCGCTGCTGAGGTTCATGGACGGGGCCGGTCAGGTGTCCGGGCGTATCCGTGACCTGTCAGACCTCATGAGGTCCGGCAATTTCATGGACCCCACGCAGACGCCGGACTACGCGGTGCGGTGGCTCGCGCAGCTTATGGGCGTCACTGCTGCGCAGCGTGCCCTTGACGTGGCCGCGCTGCGCACCTACATGCAAGACCTTGTGACGTCCGGGCGTCCGGCTGTCGGGACCACGCAAAGCATTGTTGATGCCACCAAGCGGTTCCTGGTGGGTGAACGACAGGTCACCGTGGTGCCGTCCCCGACGACGGCCCACACCATTCTTGTGCTGGTGCGAACCGATGAAGTGCCGAGCGGTAACCTCACGACGCTGGTAAACCAGATCAGGTCCACGGGCGTGGTGCCGGCTGGGCATAACCTCGTGGCCCAATTTGCTACCGCTACGTGGGATTCCTATGAGGCTGCGGTGGGTGCCACTTGGTCCGCTGCTGACGCCAACCAGCCGACATGGCGCGCGGCTGACAGCCTTGGAATCACGCTTAGCTAAGTTGTAAAAACTTCAACCCACCCCCTATAGTTTCTGGGAGACCCCCGGGGCTATATTGGGGGTAGGGGTTGAGGCAGCAAAAAGCCCCCGCGCCGGTCCACCTAGCGCAGGGGCTTTTTCAGTAATCGCCACAACTACTGGTGCCAGTTTATCAGTGGCACCACAAGATATAGCCATGCACGGAATCGCCACACACAACTACACACGAAAGGCAGCAACCAATGTCTAAGCTGCGTCTTGCCCTTGCCCGGTTCGCCCGTTGGTTCGCCGGCGCGTCACCTGTTCCGGCGCCGGAACCGCCGCGTTCCAGGTTGGAAGAACTCCACGACCAGCGGCTGCAGGGTGTCTTCCAGCGCGGCATGGCTGCGTTGGAATCACGCCCCGCCAACATGACCGACCGGGACCGGGAAATCCTTGGCCACTCTATTGCCAACATGCTGGCCCGAAACGTCACGTCATGAAGGTGCAATTGATCGGCGGACCCGCTGACGGTGCCGTATTCCAGTTGTCCGACGATAAGGCCAACGCGCTGCAAGTCCCTTGCACCGTGGTAACCGACAACCCCGCGTTCCAGTCCAAGGAAATCGGCCCGGGCTTCCCATGCGTCGCGACTTATGCCCTTTTCCAGACCCTTCCCAGCGGCACCCGGATTTTCCGGTTGTCCGGGATCCACAGCAAAGCATGATCACCCGGGGCAGTGAGGTGGTGCACAAGCGGAACCACCAACTTGGCAAGGTGATGGGGTTTGTCCCGGGAGGTTATGAGGTCATGTGGGCCGGTTCCAAGGCCATTAGTTATGAAGACGAACGAACCATTGAATTGCGATTTCCCGACGACGAAAGAGAAGAACCCATGAAAGTTATTGCCCTTGAGGCTGAGAACGTCAAGCGTCTGCGTGCCGTCAACATTGGTTTTGACGGCACCTTGCAAGTCATTGGAGGGGACAACGGCGAGGGTAAATCCTCAGTCCTTGACGCCATTTGGCTGGCCCTTGGTGGCCGTCAGGCCGTCAGCGAAACGCAGACCACCCGGCCCATTCACGACGGCGAAAAGGTAGCCACCGCCACGGTGGACCTTGGGGAAATCATTGTGACCCGGACGTGGAAGGACGGGAAAGCCCCCACGGTCAAGGTGACCACCCCGGAAGGGGCAGAACACAAGTCACCCCAAGCGATCCTTGACGCCCTCACGTCCAAGGTGGGCATTGACCCGCTCGCGTTCACGCTGCTGTCCCCCAAGGACCAGATGAAGCAACTCTTGGCACTGGTGGAATTGCCCTTTGACCCGGTGGCGTTGGACGAACAGTTCGCCGAGACATTCAAGGAAAGGACCGCCGTCAACCGCCGCGTTGATGAAATCACAGCGCAGCTAAAGGCGTTCCCTCAGCCCCCGGAAGGTCTCCCGGAACAAGAGATTGACGTCGCGGACTTGGTGGCCGAGTTGCGCCGTCTGGACGGCCTCCACCGGGACTGGCAGCGCGCTGAGGCCGACTATAAGGAAGCCGTGTCCAGCCGCCGCTACTTCGAGGAACAGCTGGAAGCCGCCAAGCAATCCGAGGCAGCCGCCGCCCTTGCGCTGGACCACAAACGCAGCGAGGTGGAAACGTCCCCCAACCCGGAAGGACTCCAAGGCAAGCTTGACACCGTGGGCGAAACGAACAAGGCCGTGAGGCTTGAGAACCAGAGGCGGCAAGGCGTCAAGCTGCTGGGTCAGCACGCAGCCAAGGCCAAAGAGCTCACGGCAAAGCTTGACAGCATCAAGGACACCCGCGCCAAGGGGCTGGCGGCAGCGAACTGGCCCATTGAGGACCTGGGATTTGATGCTGACGGGCTGACCTACAAAGGCGTGCCGTTCAATCAGGCGTCCAGCGCCGAACAGATCAGGGTTTCCATGGCCATGGCCATGGCGGCAAGCCCCAAGCTCAAGACCCTGTTCATTCGTGACGGCTCGCTTTTGGACGGCAAGAACATGGCACTTGTGGCCGAACTGGCAGCCTCCCACGGCTTCCAAGTGATCATGGAACGCGTAGGCGACCATGACAAGGGCGCAATCATCATTGAAGACGGAACAGTAAAGGCAGCATCCTAACCATGACACTCAAAGTTGACCCGGGCGAGGCCAAGCGGTTGCTATCCGCTGTGACCAAGGGAACAGCACGCAGCACCCGGCTGCGTGGCATAGCGGAACGGCGCTATAAGCGAGACCTTGCCCGGGCCAACGAACCCCGCCGTTTGGCGGTGTTGGCAGCCAAGGAAGCTGGCATAAAAGGCACGGACATAGCCGCCGCCGCTGGCGTGTCCGTGGCCCGTCTTTACCAGATAATTGAGGGCGCTCAAGACGCCTAAAACGTCAAGGGGGGGACTTGGTAAATGTCGCCCCCGTGCACTACTGTGAAACCGTTCCACCAAATCGCCACAAACTACAAGGACGTGATTCTCCTGGACCTTATCCAAGCCGCCCACGAACTACCGCCGTTGACGCGGGAACAGGGCAAAGCCGTTGTTCTGGAAGCGCTGCGCATGACTTATGAAGTGCTGCCAGCGGACGCCCCCATTGAACAGACAGCCCGGGCCGTGGCCTTGTGCTTGCGTGGCGAGGTTTCAGCCCGTGAGCTTGAGGAAGCCTATGCGCTGTGGCTGCTGCGCACGCAGATAGCTGACCCCAACGGCGACCTTGAGTGGTTGCTGGACCTCCCGAACACGGAAGCCAACCGCGAGGCCGAACAAGCCACCGCTGAGGGCAACCTGCTGGCCTCCATCAACGCCATTCTTGACAAGGCTGGCGTCAAGTGACCGCCGTTGCCGAGGTCACGCAGTACGTCGACCACTCCATCCCCGGCCACAAGCCCGGAAGCGACGAATGGGTCAAGTTCCTGACGGCCTCCAAAATCGCGGCAATCATGGGCCACAGCACCTATGACAGCTATTTCAGCATGTGGCACCGCATGGCCGGGACCATTGCCCCGGACGAACCAAGCGAGGAAGCCCTGCGCGGCCACTACCTTGAGCCGTCCATTTCCAACTGGTTTGCCGACCAAATGCCCGGTTACACGCTGTTGCCAACGGGCATGTGGGTGGCCAAGGACAACCCCCGGTTCGCCGCCACCCCTGACCGCTTCATGGTCCCGAAAAATCCGGGCATGAAGCTTTCCTTGGGCGAGGTAAAAAGCTCCAATAACGATTGGGAGTGGGGCACCGAGGACACCGAGGAAGTGCCCCTCGGCTACTACGACCAGACACAGTGGCAAATGCGCTGCATCCGAACGTACTACCCGGAAATTGAGGGCGTGCACGTTCCCGTGCTGACCACCGGGCTGAACTTCGCCAAGTATTACGTCCCATGGGATCCCGACTACGTGGAAATCCTGGAAGCCCGGGCAACCGAGTTCATGGACAAGCTGGAAGCCGGGGAATCCCCCAGCATTGACCCCATGGACGGGCACCTGCAGACGTACACCGCCATAAGGAAGCTGCACCCGGACATTGAGCCGCGCAGCGTGGAAGTGACCGACGACGAGGCCCGGGCGTTCTTCGCGGCACACGCCGAGGACAAGGAACTTGCCCTGCGGTTGCAAGCCGCCAAATCGGTCATTGCCGCCAAGATGGGCAACGCCCAAACCGCCAAGTGGCGTGGCCGAAAGATATTCACCCGCATGTCCAAGCAGGGTGGAACGCCCTACCTGACCGCAGCCCGGGGACTTCCCACTGCTGACCTCCTGAAAGAAATGGAACCCGCCGAATGACCAACGCAGCCCAAGACCGTGCCGTTGTCCTGCAAGACCAAGTTCGTGGCCTCCTGTTGCACCACCGCCGCCAACTGACCAGCACGCTGCCGTCCCACCTCAAGGACAAGGGCGACGCGTGGCTGTCCGGGGCGCTCGCTGCCCTGCAACGTGATCCGAAGCTTGCGGCCGCAGCCCTCAACGCACCCCACACCCTCATTTCGGCGCTGTCCGAGGCAGCACAAAAGGGCTTGAACCCCGGAACCCCGGAATACTACCTGACCCCGCGCCGGAACAAGGGGCAGGAAGAAATCCTTGGGATCACGGGCTACCAAGGCGAAATTGAGCTCATTTTCAGGGCCGGGGCCGTGGCCACCATTGTGGCTGAGGTTGTCCACGAAAACGACACGTACACCTACGTGCGCGGCGTCCAAGACCGGCCCGTCCATGAGATTCCAGGTGGCAACTTTGGGGCCATGGCCAACCGGGGCAAGATGGTGGGCGTCTACGCGTACTGCATCATGAAAGACGGCAGCGTGTCCCGGATTGTGGAACACGGCGCGGACCATATCGCCAAGGTCAAGGCTGAGGCTCAAGGCGCTGACGGCAACTATTCCCCATGGAAAAAGTGGGAAGACCAGATGTGGCTCAAGACCGCCGTCCACTCTCTCAGCAAGTGGGTGCCCACGTCCGCCGAGTACATCAGGGAACAGCACCGTGCCGTGGCCGTAGGGGCAGCTACCGCCGTCCCGGAAGCCGCCAAGGGCAACGCCGGTGGCGCACCAACAGGCGACACGCCCCGGCCGGCACCCGCCAATATCAACGACGACCCTAACCCGGGTGGAGAATTTGAAGACCTTGGGGAATCTCAGACCGTGCACACCGGAACTGGTGAGACGTTCGAGAACGACCCAACCGCCGCGTCTTGGGGTCTTGGGGATCCCGAAGCGCAGCAACAGAACTAAGTAACGCCACAACGAACAAAGGAACAGCATCAAAATGTCTGGGGTAGAGAATCACCTGTTTGCCGGAGTCCGCGACTCCCGCACTTGGCCGCGTCACAAGCGTAAGGCCGTCAGCCGCAAGGCAGCCCGTAAGGCCATTGCCCGGGCTGCTCAAGCCAAGCGCGACGCTATCAGGGGTGACCGGTAGCCATGGCACGTTCAAGTCTGGGGAGCATTTCCGAGGTCCGGGACGCGTTGAACCTTGGGGGTTCGGTGCGTATTACTGGCACGTCCGTGGGAATGGACGGGCGAGGGCTGCGCATTGCCGACAATGCGTTCCTCAAGTGCTGCAACCGCTGCGGCAACACCTATGAGACCGCGACACGGCGGCAGCCCGTCATGAGGTTGTGCCAGGACTGCAAGGACGTGCTGAGTCCGCAGGAACGGCGCGGGTACATGGTCCGGGTGGCGAAATGAGCGAGCCAACAGGACAAGAGGAAAAGCCAGTTTGGCGCGACGGCGGACCCGGCAGCGTCAAGGGGCTGGCGTATCAGGCGAACGAGGAAGCAATCCGGGCAGCATATGTGGAAGCTCTCGCGTCTGTCCGGCACCTCAACCGGGAAGAGCTCACGGAAAAGGTCACTCCCATGCATGGGCGGACTGAGTACACGCTGAACTATGACGCGTGCAAGGGCTTGACTGATATTCAGAAAGTGGCTTTGGCCTACGGCGGCATACCCCCGTTTGGTGGGAGTGTGCGAGGCATCCGGGTGACCGTCTACAACGACTGACCCCGCTACACCTCTCACCACATCACCAGACCGCCGCACGACACATTCACCACCAAGGGGGGATTCCATGCCGTTACATGCCGTGGAGTCCCCCACTGTGTCGCGCCCACGCTCGCTCAACCGCGAGGGGAAGACGCCGCCAATGTCAGGCAAGGACACACGCGCCTACATCACCGTGACCAATGAACTATTTGACCACCCCAAGTTCAAGCGCATAAAGAACCCTTACGCGCAGCTGTACCTCATTGAGCTTTGGACCTACTGCAACAGGTACAAGACGGACGGCAGAGTTGACCCGGACACCCTCATGGAACATGGCGAGGACGTAGGCGCCGAGCTCATAAAAATTGGGTGGGTCACTGGACCTGACAAAGACGGTGACTACTGGATGCACGACTACCTCAAGCACCAGAAATCCAAAGCCGAGATTGAGGGCTTGACCCGCCACCGGACCACCGCCGCGCAGTACGGCAACCACACCCGCTGGCATGAAGCCAAGGACGTTTACGAGGCTTCCTGTGGGTTCTGCACTGGCGACCTGGAACCACCGCGGACCAAAACCAGCAAAAAGGTTCATTCCAGCTAACACACAGCTAATCCCGGGTTTCTCACAGGAAACTCACAGCGACATTTTGGGGGTCAAAAACCCCTAGAATCCGCCGATCTATCGCATTTGTGATCGCAAGTGTGATCGCAAATGTGATCACAAAACGATCGCAAACGTATCGCAAAACGATCGCAAACGTATCGCAAAACCGTCGCACCATAACCAGAACCAGAACCACAACCAGAACCACAACCAACAAAACAGTGTGGGTCACCTTTCGTACTTGTAGAGGTGCTGAGAAATTCAAAACGTCCAGTAAGTTAACGCGCGAGCCACACGCAGACCACCACACGAAAGGAAAAGCCAACATGACCACCACACCCGCCGGCATGACCAACAACCAAGCCGCCCTGATAGCCGCCACCACAGCCAACGCCAACCGCATGGTCAGCAACAGCGAGCTAGTCCAAGCCACCATGGGATTCAAAAACCTACTCGACACCTTGGACCAAGCCGACGCAGACAAAGCCCAAGCCGCCCGAATCCAAGCAATGCCCGGGTACTGCCTCCACCACCTCAAAGAAAAAGAGCGGGACGCGTACATGTACGGCAGCAACAGCCCCCACCAAGTCCGCCGCATCATCAACAACGGCGAACAATGCAACGAACGCGAATGCTTCCAAACCGACCCCACCAACCACCAACCCAAGAAAGCAACAGAAAAATGACCCCCACACCTGACACAACCTCTATTGACCACGCGCCACTGTCCACAACTGGGGAAAACCCTGTGGATAAGCTCATTGCCTCCATTCAGGCCGCGAGGGAGGGCATCACCCCGGCAAAGGCGCTGGCCCTTGTGGAGGAAACAGCGGCGACCCTCACGGAAGTGCTGCCAGCGGACGCCCGGGAACGGCTGTCGCGGCTTGGTGGGGCTTTGGCGGCACCACGCCCCAGTGAGGCCGCGCGGGACGCTGAGGCGCTAAGCCACCGGCAGGACGCCAAGAGGTGGACGGCGCAAGCTCGCGCGGCTGAGGAACGGGCCGAAAGCTTGTTTGCCATGAGCCCGGAAGAATGGCGGCTGCAGAAGACCGCCAAGGAAACGCAACAGGCCAAGCGCAGCGCGGAACGGCAGGAAGCCCGGGATGGGTCCATTTCGGTGGACATAACCACTGAGGTGACCGACACGGTGCAAGTGACCAAAGAGGAAATGAGCGCAGCCGGCTGGCACCACGAAAGCCAGTGCAAAAGCGGCCATGAGGAAATGGCGGGGGTTACCACGGTGGACGAGGCTGCGGCGTTGCGTGCTGACACCCACTACGCCCTCCAGGATTGGCACGACCGGGCGCACGGCCTCATTCAGTGGGCCAACTGCCCCCATGAGCCTTGCAACGTCCTGCCGGAAGCCGCCAAGGTCTTCAAGATCGGGGGTCGGTCATGAGGCGCCGGGACGCTCACGACGCGGCGGGGCGCATCTATGACGCCATGGACGACGGGAAGCTCAAGGGCATTGCCGTGGTGCGTACCGGCAGCAACGGCAGCGTGGAAGCGTGGGAGGGCCACACCCACTTAGGCGGGTACAGCCTGGAAGAGGGCGCGGCGGACCTGTTGGCCATGCAGGAACTGTTCCCGGGTGGCCGAGTTGAGCGCATGGGGCTGGAATCCAAGGGCAGCAAGTGGGCGCCGGTCACCGACAGGGCGCGCTACATCACCCACGGCCCCCGTGACGTGCTGGTGATCTTCCACTATTTCGTGGCCCACGAGTGCCGGAACTTCGCCGGCCGCGCCGATTTCGGCGGCAAGCCCAAGTGGTGGTGTGTGTCCTGCAAGAAACCCGTCACCACCACCAAAGCCCGGGAAATCGGGCTCTTGCCAAAGCTCGAAAGGAAACGCAAATGAAGATTCAACGAGTCCGAAACGGCGAGATAGACCCCAACGGGCTGGACGTACCCCACGGCACTGAGGTGTTCGTAACGTGCACCATGGGCGCTATCAAGCTTGTGGAGGACGAATTTACCGGGGTGCTGTACGTCTCCCACATACGCGGCGGCGTCGTCGTCACGGACGAATAACCAACCGGGGGTGTGTGCAAAAACAGGCACGCACCCCCATAGGTTGGAAATATAAGCACCCGCCACAACGAAAGACCCAGACCATGAAACTGACCCACCGCGACGCCAAGTTCGACACCCAACTATTGGCCGAGCTCCGCAACTTCACCATTGAAACCCGCAACGGCGCCGTGATCAGCGTGAGCGAGGGCGCGGACGGCTCGCTACACCTCCACGAGGGAAGCCACCGCAACCTCCGCATTGTGCCCGTAGTGGCCAACAGCGTGCGCATAGACATAGTGGACCCATTCCTCGAGTCAGCCGCCCCCATGACACCCATAGCCACCGAGGACGCCCTCTCACGCATCCCCAAAGGGGCCAAGGTCTACAGCGTCCGTACCAAAAGCCTTTGGGACTGGTGGGGCGCAAACGAACGGCTTGTCGCGAGCAACAACATTGGCTATACAGGCGAAACCTACACAAGCTTTACCGCATTCTGGGCAGCGGAAGCACCCCTACTGCTGGCAGCCAACCCCGATGAATGAGAACCGCGACCGGCTGGCAGCCGACATAGCCACAGCCACCAGCCAATGGGTCACCCCGCTGGAACAAGGCGAAACCGAAACGCTGGCCATGGAACTTGACGCCATGAACTGGGAAAAACGCGAAATCATCGAAACCCAGGAACAAGCCGACGCCGTGCGCGAGGGCACCGTGGTGATAGACAGCTACCGGCCCGACTTCAAAGGCGACGTATACCGTGCCAGCCTCACGCCCTACCGAGGAAGCCCCATAACGTGGTGGCAAGCCGGCCCACAAACCTGTTTCAAGTCCGTGCAACTCCCGGCCCTTGTCTTGCTCCAAGGCACCGGCCCCACACTGGCCGAACTCAAGCAAGCAATGGGAATCATGACGAAAGGCAAAATCCAATGACGCAATGGGCAGTACACACAGACGGCAGCCCCGCCCACGTATGGCCTCTAGCCGACACCATGGAACACGACCTTGAGGGCCACGGCGAAAACTGCACATGCCAACCCGTCGTGGAAGAAATCCCCCGCGAGGACGGCACAACAGGCCACATGATCAGCCACAACGCCAAGGACGGACGCCCCGAATGACCCCCGACATGACAGCCCTGGACGCAATCCGGGCACGCACCCGCTCATGGGCAGCCGGTAAGCTGCGCACCGCCAAACTGGTCACCAGCCCGTTCAATGGCCGGTTTGCTGCCCTCAACGGCGTCACCCCCGAAGGCATCGAACTGAACATGGTCATGGTCAACCACGACCCCGGGGGCACCAAAACCCCCGTGTTCGAGACGGAAAAAGCGGAAGCCATTGTGGCCGCGGCCCGGGACGCCAAAGCCCTCATGACCATTGTTGACACCCTCAGAACCCAGTTCAAGCACGAGGCCGAACAACTCCGCATCACCGCCGACAGGCTCACCCAAGACTCACTACACCCTGCAACGTCCACCACCAAGGCCGAACGCCGGGAAGCACGCGAGACCGCCGAACGCTACCGCAACTTTTCCAGTTGGGCCGACTCAGTGGCCTACAAAGTGGACAAGATCATTGACGACGTACTGAACCCCAAGGAAGATGCCCCGAATGTCTAAGAACCTCAAGCCCCAGCCGGCCCCCATTCAGGTCAAACAGGCCACCCCGCGCATTGTCATTGACCCCGTGGAACCATCCGTAATCCTGGACCTGCAACGCGACGGCGTGTTCCTCAAGTTCGACCCGGAAGCTGCCCGGAAACTTGGCATGGCGCTGGCGTCCGGCGCCGCACGCGCCGAGGGCAAGACCAAGGGCCACGTAATCATGACGTTTGTGGAGGACGAAAAGTAAATGAGTTCACTCACTGACCCCAAAGGCATCAAAGACACCGTAAACGCGATCTTTGCCGGGGGAAGCACCCACCCGCTTGCTGACCTTGCCCGACTCATTGACGGCGCAATCAACGACGCCCGATTCCGCGGCCTTGGGGACTTCGACATTGCCCGGTGGGTGGCCCACGTCATTGACCACCACGGCTACCAGATCAACCCAGACAGCGAACCCGCAAGCGCCCACGTTGACGTGCACGGCACACCCCACGGCCAGTTCGTGATCAACCCACCCAAGCCGACATATGAGGGCGTTTCGGAGTTCCCCGCAAGCACCGAAACGCGCACCGCAGAGCAATTCCTCATGGACCAGGTCCTCAAGGATGCGCCCACCATGTCAGCGACCACCCCGGACCCCAAGCTAAGCGCCGAGGTGCTGGGCAGGATCGAACGCGACACCCGGCGCGCCAACCCGTGGGACAACTTCAAGCCTGAGTTCTTGCCGTTCCCCAAGCTGGACCTGTCAGGGATCCCCGCCATGCCCGTGGACGTAAAAGAGAGTTTGGAAGCCGCCGCCGAACTAATGCGCGAGAGCATGGAACGCGCGGCCAAGGCCGTGCGCAAGGGTGTGGACGACGCCCGGGCCGCGGAAGCACGCCGCATCCTGGCCGAACAGCCCCACGAACACATTTACGGGCGCGGCTCTAACGGCCTCTGCCGTATCTGTGGCGCCGAGTCCAACAGTCGCCGCGCGAGGGCCAAACGCCGCGCAATCCACAACGAACAGGCCAAAAAGGTTGCCCAATGGCCACAGCACGCCCTTGGGGAACGCGTGGAACAAGCCCAATCCGGGCGCTTGGGGCGCATCACCAAGACCGTCAACGCTGAGGGCTACGTCCATACTGTTTGGGACCAGGAACCCGGCAAGACAAACATTATTCACGTCTCCCACCTCAGCGCCCCCATGTCCAACCTCCACGAGGCGTTGAAAGCCAAGGGCGACGGCGGCGACGAATGATCACGCAAGAGGTTTGGGACCACATGGGCCGGGGGGCGTGGCTGGCCATTGCCCTGTTCGTGCTTTGGGTGGCGGTAAGCGTCTACTGGGATAGGCCGAAATGAGCGCCCCGCAACTCCTGAATCTTGCGTCCGCGCTGGCCTTGTGCGTTGCCACATGGCTTGCTTTCTTCGCTGCGTGGAACAGCAACCAACCTAGACCGGCTTGGGGGTCCAAACCGGCTGGCGTGGCCCTCTTGGTGGCTTGCGTGTTGGGGTTGGCTGCTTTGCTCACTGGGCTGTTCGTATGACCGACTACCAGCCCACCCTTTGGAATGAACCCACGCCCCCGGCAGCGCCCCCGCGAGCTCTGCCGGTCTCGTGGGACGGCATCCCCATGGAATGGCGGGAATGGCACGCAGAGAACCAAATCACGATATGCCCACCCATCCCACGCGAGCCGTGCCCACACTGCGGCTTTGACGACGCGCCGCGCTCAATGTGCCGGGGCGTCCGGGTGGGTTCCAGGATGCTGGGGCCACTCTTTGCGTTCCGCTGCCAAGCCTGTGGCGGGGACACCGTGCACGACCTCCAAGCCGGCGATACATGGATCCTTGAACTAGACGACTACGGGCCGGACGGTTCCACAGACGTTCGGATTATCGACTAAAACAGGCACGCAGCGCGAGACACTGAGAATATGACCACTCAACCAGAGCCCCGGCCCAAAGCTGTCGTGGAGAAAACCACCGTGCCCCGGCGTCACCGCGCTTGGTGCGAGGGATGCCAGGACGGGTGGAACGGCAGCAAGCGCACCGCCGACAAATGGGCCAAGGAACACAACGAGGAACACCATGTTGAGCCTCACGCGTAAGGAACGCGAGAACAACCTCGTTTGCTGCCACTGTGGGCGCCCGATTGTCCGCAACACCGGCCCCCGGCACCGATGGGCGCGCGCACTGCCCAAGATGGAATGGCTTCACAACGCCAAGGACTTTGACCCGTCCAAGCCCATTGATTGCTTCACCCCCGAACCGAAAGCCTGAACATGGCCAAGCCCTGCCACCCCTGTTCCTGCCACCTCCACCCGCCATGCGGTGCTTGCGAGCATTGCACCCACTGGGACGTGGACGATTGCCCCAACGATTGCCAAGATTGCCCCGACCACGAGGAAGACTGACCATGCCTAAAATCGCCACAGCACGCCAACGCATCATGGAGTATCTGCGCCAACGCCGCAACCAGTCCCGCGACCTTGGGAACACCATTCACGTCAGCTACACAGACCCCAAGGGCGAGCCGGCCGAACTGCTGATTTCCGACATTGAGGAAATCATGCAGACCACCACCGGGCTGCCCGATTGGACGTACTTCTACGCGTTCCACGCCGCCTACGCAGCCTTACGCGCCCATGAGGCATGGACCATGGGGCGCGGGGAAGACCTGACCGGCAACGGCATCAAGTCCCACAAAATCAGTTGCGTGGGCTGCCCCGCCGGCTGGCACACCTACGCCTTGAACGCGGAAGACGCACGCGAGCTATTCACCGGCCACCAAGCCAACATTGTGGCCACCCACTTGCGTGACAGCTTCCAGAACCCAGACAAAGCCGAGGAACAGCGCCTGATCCTTGACCGGGTATGGCATGAAGGCTGGGACTCCCACGCGGACGCCAAGAGCCCTTACGGGGTGGCCGAATGAGCGCCGCCATTGCCGCCGTCCTGGAAGCCCACCCCGACTGGGGGTTCCAGATGCTTGAGAACCGGGTAACGTGCACCGGCCCCGGCTGTGACTGGAAGCATGACGACGTTGGCCTCAGCGAGCCGGCCGAAAAGCTGTTCCGCGCCCACCAAGCCGAGGAAATCAGCAAAGCCATGACCGGCGCACCTGTTGAGCTCGAAACCAAGCCGCTGACGTTCAACAGCACCCAGCGCCCGGAAGTGTTGCGCCGGTTCAACAGCGACATTGAGGGCGGAACGCTCAAGCTCATGCACGATCAGGGGCTTATCCGGCACCTGACCTTTCGGCCCCGCAAGGGTAATTTCTGCTGGTTTGACATCATCACCAGCCCGGGCCAGCTGACCATCCGGGGCGACATGGGCGACTTTGTGTTCGTGCGCGAGCCGGACATGCTGCGTGACTTTTTCAGCCGCGACGTAAACCCCCATTACTGGCGGGAAAAGCTGGTGGCACAAGACGTTTCCACCCCTGCATGGGTCTATGAGCGCGATCTATTCCGCAGCTACGTGGCCAAACACTTTTGGGACCGCCGCACGCAGTACACCCCGGACGTGGCCGCAGCCTTGTGGGAGGAAATCCGCACCAATGGACCCCTGGACGAATGGACAGACACCCACGACGCCACCAGCGCGTGGGCTGCCCTGTCAGGCTTCACCAGCGAGCAAGCCCCCAGCTACCGCTACGAGTCCGATTACGAGGAAGACTTCCACGACTACAGCTTCCAATACTTGTGGTGCTGCCATGCCGTGCTGCTGGCTTGCCGTGCGTATCGTGAACATGACCGAAACAAGACCCTGGAAGGGGCCACAGCATGACTTACACGCCCACTATTGCCGAAATCAACAACGTGGAGGTGACCCGCGACGGCGACACGCTGCGAGCCGTCAACGGCACCATCAAAGTGACCGCATGGATAACCGACAATCCCGCGACTGTCCGAACCCGGGCCGTGATGCTGTTGGCACTTGCCAACTACATTGAAAGCCCGCCCTTGCCGCCCTTTGAGTTCCCCAAGAACCACGCGGCCGTGATACTCGCGACCACGCACATGGTTGACGGCGTTGTTGGGCTGGCCCGGTTCACTCGCATTGAGAACAGCGGCTGGTTTAGCGCCGGCTTTGGCTGGCGAACCGAGGAAACCATACGCAGCGAGTTCGAGAACTTGCGCGTGGTCTCTGAGGGAGTCCCGGACGACCCGGAAAACCAGACCCCGGAAGACCCGGAACCAACAGGCTAAACCACGACCCACCAAAAGCCCCGTGACGCATCCCACACTGTCACGGGGCTTTTGCGTACCGTCAGCCCACCAGCAAACAAAGAGGTTGACCATGGCCAAGCACCGCGTAACCCACCTAACCAAGTGCCACGAGTGCGCCCAACTCGTTGAGGAACCCTGCCGGGACGCATTCGATTACGCCCTATGCTCACGCCACCGAGATTGCCACCCATGCCCACTTTTGGAGTGGAGGAAAAAACAGGCACGGCTCTGAGTAAGTTGGGGATATGAGCTCCTTTCAGAAACCCCGACAAACCCGCGCCGAACTGATCCAGCACGCCAGAACCCTTGGGGATCCCAACTGGTGCCTCAGCGTGCCGGCTGAGGCCAAGCAAGTTATCAACGCCCTTGCCGAACAAGTGGCAATTTCCATGCCACCCCCGCAAGCCGTAATCCCGGAAGACAAGCCCCAAGACCCCATTGTCACGCTCGCGAACAGCGCCAAAAGCTATCTGGAATACCGCAAGGGCAAACTTGAAGACCACCTTGCCAACCTGGAACGCACCATTGCCGACTTGCGCCGCTACCCCGGCAGCGACGGCGTGAACCTCATGACCCGGGCAGCCGAGGCAGCCAACGCCGCCACCCAACTGCAAGACGCCATGGAACACGCCGAACAATTCGCATACCTCGTGGGAGAACGCGCCCATGACTAAACGCCAGTACCTTGTCACCGTGGAGGACAACGACGAATCAGACGAAATGCTTGGTTCCTATATCCGGGGCACCATAGACGGGCAAGTGACCGTGGAAAGGCTCGCTGACACAGTGGGCGGATTCCCGGCCATATGGAGCAACTACGCCCAACCCGGCCAAGTGCTGCTGTTCCAAGCTGACCAGCCCAACCCCTACGGCCACATTGAGGTGGTCCAGGACGACGGCACCACCCGCCGCCCCGAACCCGGGGAAATCCTCACCAGCGAGGGACTACAACACGGATTCAACTACCCGGAACGGTTCATTGTCGAAACCAGCAACGGTGACGTTATGGGCCGGTTCCGCACCCGCGACCAAGCCGACACCGTGGCCGAACGCTGGAACCAACAGGACACCACCCATGAGGTCTACCCCGCAACCGTGCGCGACCTCAGAGAGGACCCCCACCATGAGGACTGAACCGCTGCCCCATGAGGACAAAGCCCAATTCGAGCTTGCCAAGGCCGTCTTTGAGGTGGACAACGGCGCCGCCAAGCACCCGGAATATGAATGGGAGACAGCAACGTCCGACCTCACGGAATACGCGTTTGGAATTGCTGCTGGGCTGATCCGGCGCGGCTACCACAAGACCCCTGACGACCTTGTGAAAGTCGCGGACATTCGGCCCATCATCCGGGACTTGCTGGACCCTGAACCGTGCGAGCGGGACCATAACGGCGGCTGCCAAGCGCATCTTTACCTTTCCCTCAAGCCCGGTGACACATGCCCCCAGCAAACCGCCAAGAACTGGCTGGAACTCCACAAAGAGGAACCCGCCAAACCCGGGGAAACGGACCTTGTGTGCTCCGGTTACTGTGGCCGGTTCATCCCATGGCCGGAAGCCACCAGAGACAGCGGGTGGAAAATCACCACCACCAGCGGCCCGGACACTGACGACGCCGGGGCATATATCCGCGTCTGGTGCCCCACCTGTGGCCCATTCGGCGGCAGCTATGCCAAGGGTTGAGCTCATAAGAGACCACCGTGGCCACATAGCAGGACATGTGGCCACGGTTACCAAGGAAGAACAAGAGGAAGCGGACAAGCGAGCCGCGGAACTCAAGGCGTCCCAGAACACGGACGGCGACTATGACCCCTACGACGATTGGATCGACTGGTGAAACAAGGAAAATATTGGTGCTTGGTACTCACAATTACGGCGGGAGTCATGTTTGCAACCGAGATATGGGTGGCTGACGGGCGCTATGCGGCTATGGGCTGGCTGGCTGTGGGCGGTGCGATCATTGCCGGTCTGGTGGGCATCACCCAAGCCGTCAAAAGCGAGGCCAAAGAGCTCAAGAAACACCCCGCGTTGGGCTGGGAGGAAGAACAGGCACGCGAGGGGCGAGACTGAGAATATGAGCAACCAACACCCCGACCTGCCCGACACCGGAACCACGCCAATGATGGCTGACGCCATAGCCATGCAAGAGGTCATGCAAGCCATGACCGCTGCCGGTTTCACCCCCGACGAAGCCCTCAAGTACATGGTCTACCGCTCCATAGCCGTGGTGGAAATGCAGACCCCTTGCCAGAAGTGTGGGCACAAGCCATGAACGTCAACGACTTTGAGCCGCGCGCGGCCGGCGACGTGGTGCCCGATCCGTTCGTGGAGGGCAGCAACAACAGGTGGATGCCGTTCGATCCCATCAAAGCGGCCATGGGTTACCACGCAGCCCGGGCGCTGGCGTACAGCCGCCAAACCGAGCTTGAGCCGGACAACACCAACGCCGTGGCGCTCATGGTCACCGAGTACCACATTGCGAGCCTCTACTACGCCCAAGTGACCGGGGGCATGACACGCAAGGGCTGCATTGGCTTCAACAAAGGCATGCGAGAACGGCCCTACGCGACCTTGCACAACATCATGCACATGCTCACGTTCCTGGGCATCGACCCCCGCGAAATCAGGGCGTTTCGATCCCCGGAACGCATCCAACGCGAGGCACTGGAAGGACTCGTGCAGGACTTGCTCCACCACCAAGACGTTGAGGGTGAAGCCGTGGACGTGCGCGGCCCCCACGGCTGGTACGACGTAGTGACCGTGATCCAAGGGGCACTACACCCCAACGCCCGACAAGGCGACCCTGACCTGCTACCCGGAATCCGCGCCAAACTGGCCAACCTCAAGAAAGATGCCACCAAATGACCAACTGCATTGACCTGATCGAACAGCACGCCCCCGACGCGCCCAAGGGATCGTTCTACACATGCCCCCACGGACGAAACTACCGGCTCAAGGGCAAGGGCTGGCGCCCAATCCGCAACCCGTGGACCAACCGCAAGGTAAAGCAACAGCAATGGGAAGCGATCAAGGCCGAGCTCTTGCGTATCTGTGAGCGCGCCGCCGCCAACCACGACGCCAAACAGGCTGAGGAAGCCGACAAAAAGGCACGCGCGGACGAAAACCGCGCCCGGGCACGTCAGCACGCCAACAAAATCAGGTGGGGCACCGACGCCGAGCCCGGCGACACCGTGACAGTGGAACCGCTGCGTGAGCCGGAAGGCTTCGAGGTCACCCGTGTGCTGGGACGCGTCAAGCACGACGCCAAAGCCGGGGAAGTTGTGGAACTCGACGTCGACAACCCAGTAAATGACGAACTGCCCCGCGAGCTTTGGGACGCACGACAGGAACCCCACGGGTGGGCCAAGGTAGAGAACAGCGAGGACTACAAGCCCCGGCGCTCCGATGCATACCTGAACGCATTGGACTTGCCGGATGCTTCCAGCCTGAAACGGGAGGACCACAAGGCGCGCATCCTGGATGCCTACTACGTGAACGTGGCAGCCGGCCGACGCCTTGACACCGCAAAGGGCTTTTTCGCTAACACCGTGGAGGAATACGCGAAAGTCAACCGTCTTGGCTTTGCGGACGCTGTGAGCCTCTTGGAGGAAGCCCGGGAGGACGAACGGAAGCACAACGAGGCCACCGGGCGCATTGCCGTTTACAAAGAGGACGGCACCGCCAAGACCGCTGACGAAATCCGGGAGGAAGCCGCCAAAATCAACGGACGCGGCACCACCTTTGTGGACTTGGAAGGCAGCCCCAACCTGTTGACCGAAAAACCCAAGGCATCCGGTGGCGTCATTTCCGCCGAACACGACCACTTCAAGGGAAGCGTCAAGATTGAGGTTCACGGCGTCCGTGGCGACGCCGCCGAGGTCATGGAGCAAGCCGCGGCAAGCATCCGTGAGAACGGCGCCCGGGGCGTGTGGCTGTGAGCTATCAGCACCCGGTTATTGACTTCCTGGAAGCCCGTCTTGAGGAACAGGAAGCCCTAGCCAAGACGTGCTTGTTGCCGGAACACACGCACCCCTATGGGGACGAAAGGATCCCGGCCTCACGCCCGGACCAATGGGCAAGGGACTTGGATAACTACCTCGGCGGACCCTACGGCAAGCACACGGGCTATTGGTCCCCCACCCAAGTGCTGGCCGAAATCCACAGCAAGCGCGAGGTGATCCGAACGCTTCGCCTGTTGGTGGAGCAAGGCAAGGAAAGCCCGGTGATTCAGTCCCACAGCGTTGGGCTGCTGAACGCCGTCAAGCTGCTTTGCCAGCCCTACCAAGACCACCCCGACTTCCGCGCGATCCTGGACTATCTGCCCTGACGCTGTGTTAATGTGGTCTCACTCCTTCAGAGTGGCATCGGTTGACCTGAGAAACCCCCGGCTAACCCCGGGGGTTTTTTGGTGCCCGGGCGAGCCCTTAGCAAAAACAGGCACGCGACCGCGGACAATGAAAATATGAACCCCTTACGCAACACCATTGAGGAAGTCCGGGCGCTCATTGAAGCGAACGGGCACCACCTCCCGGCGCAACTGACCAGCGCCGAACTGTTCGCCGGGTACGGCGGCTTAGCCCAAGCAATCGAACGGGCATTCGGCGCCCACACCCTTTGGCTAAGCGAGTTCGACGCCGCCCCGTCCAAAATCCTTGCCCACCACTGGCCCGACGTGATCAACCACGGCGACGTAACCAAGATCAATTGGGCACTCATGGGCCGGCCTAACATCATGGGTGGCGGATTCCCGTGTCAGGACGTAAGCCTTGCCGGTCTGCGCATGGGCTTGAACGCGGACACCCGCTCCGGTCTGTGGTTCCACTTCCTCAAGGGAATCGTTGCCCTACAACCGGAATTTGTCCTATTCGAGAACGTCCGGGGCATCCTTTCCGCCAAGTCAGTCAGGGACGCCCCAAGCACCCCTGAAACGCTCGCAATTGATGCTGAACTACTCGAATTGACCACCCGTAGCGAAACCCTCCACGCAGAATTGGACCACCTCTATGACGCCGCTAGCCACGCTGAGTTCAACGCCGTTGAAGACCGAATTTCTGGCCTCCTGGAACAGCGAGAGAGGGCTATGGGAGACGAACCAGATGGACCTATTCAGCGAGCACTCGGAACCGTTCTCGGAGACTTGGCCGATGCAGGGTATGACGCGCAATGGTGTGGCCTACGCGCTGCCGACGTGGGCGCCCCCCATGGGCGTTTCCGCGTCTTCGGCCTTGGAATCCGGCGCGACCTCCTCAGCCCCGCAGCCTGACAAGCTGATCCCCACCCCGGAAGCCAAGCTAGCCAGTTCCGGGCCGGACTACGCGCGAGCCAACAGGGCCGGAAGCGGTGGCCATGACCTCACCACGGCAATGCACATTCTGCATAACGAGACCGTGGAGGAAGTACCGGAATCCGCGCTGCTGCTCACACCTGTGGCCGCTGAGGGCGTCAAACCGTCCAACACCATGGGTGTTGAGCGTCGTCTATCCACCGGGCAACTGTTCCTCACCAACCAAGTGGTCACCATCATGGGGCTAGACCCCTCTGAGGACACCGGCAAGCTGCTGCCCACCCCCACGACGCAGGAAACCAAGTCGGGGCCGTCCCAAGGGTCCAGGAACACGCCCCCACTCAACCATGTGGTCACGGACTTGCTGCCCACCCCCATTGCCTCTGACAGCAAGGGAACCGGCCCTGCAGACGCCAACCGGGAGACCGTGCAACTGCGTGCCATTACTGAGCTCCTGCCAACGCCCATGTGTGGCGACGCCAAGCAAGCCCGGAACTCGACGGCGAACCGTAACAAGATTCCACCTACTGGCATCCATGCTGGGGACACCCTCACGGACTTGTTCGTGCCCAACGGGAACACCCCCATTTTCCCGACGCCCAAGGGCAGCGACGGCGAAAAGGGCGGACCCAACCAGCGCGGTTCCAGCGGTGACTACGCACTACCCGCCATTGGCCACCTGTTGCCCACCCCGGCAGCCAACGACAGTGGCAACACCCCGGAAGAACACCTACGCAAAAAGCCCGGGCGCACGCAGGTAACCAGCTTGCAAGTCATTGCCGACCACGGCCTCATTGAGACCGGGGGCAAGATTCTGCCGACGCCCACCGTGGGCAACGCAACGGGCGGAAATGCGCAGCGAGGCGGCGACCGTTCGGACGAAAAGCTTTTGCCCGGGCTGGCCGTCGAAATGACCGAGAAAGACCCCTCGGAAATCAACTGGGGTGCCTACGCCCCGGCCATTCGACGGTGGGAACGTATCAGTGGCCGCATGGCCCCACCCCCGACGACGGCAGCCGGCCGCGACGGCGCGCAACGCCTGAACCCCGCGTTTGTGGAATGGATGATGGGACTCAACCCGGGCCACGTCACCGGGGTGGACATTCCCAGGTCCGCCATGCTCAAAGCCCTTGGTAACGGCGTCTGCCCACAGCAAGCCGAGGTAGCCATAAACCACCTGTTGGCCATGTTCGTGCGAGCTTACGCGCTGGCAGCCTAACCGAAAGCCCCCACCAAATCTGGCGGGGGCTTTCTGCTGCGCAAAAACAGGCACGACGGCTGAAAGACTGAACCTATGACCCTTTGTGATCCGTGCCAAGCCCTCTATGACGGGTGGCTTGAGTACAAAAAACCGGCCAAAGGATGGGTGACCCTCAACAGCCCGGAACGCAGCGCCGAAACGCGCCGTTCCCAAATCCAGGACACCCGCAACCTGCAACGCCAACAACTAGACGGCATCCGTGAGACGTGCCGGCGCAAGCACCAAGAAAGCGAACCTATGACCAGTGAACTGACCGCCGAGGAATCCCAAGCCGTCGCTGAGGCGCTGGCAATTGCCAACGACGGCGTTATGCCTGCCCCGTCCCTCCACTACGAGGACAGCAACGTGAAGCTGTGGCACGGCGACTGTGTGGAAGTCCTCAAGACCTTGCCGGACAACAGCGTCGACGCCGTCGTCACAGACCCGCCCTACGGTATCCGGTTCATGGGCAAGGCATGGGACGGCGACGACATTGAGGAAATGACCCGCAAGCGCCGCGAGTCAGCCCCAATGCCGGACGGCGTGGGTGGCCCCAATGGTGGCTACCAGTCAGCAAGCACCGAGGCCGGACGGTACAACCAGACCCTCACAGCGAACCAAGCGTTTGGGGAATGGTGCCTTGAGTGGACGCGCGAGTGCTTCCGTGTCCTCAAGCCCGGTGGCCACATTCTCGCGTTCGGCGGTTCCCGCACGTGGCACCGGCTCGCGTCTGCCGTGGAAGATGCCGGGTTTGAAATCCGGGACTCAATCGCGTGGCTCTACGGATCCGGCTTCCCCAAGTCCATGGACATTTCCAAGGCCATTGACAAAATGCGCCACGAGTCAGCGGACAAGCTCAAGGTCACCTCGTGGCTGGCTGATCAGGCCGAGGCCAACAACATCACCCGCCGAATGCTGGACATTGCCATGGGTACCAGCGACATGGGCGGCTGGTGGCTGTCCCGCATTGAACACCGCTGCCAGATTCCCACCATGGAACAAATCCCCCGGGTGCTGGCTACCCTTGGCATTGAGGCTGAGGACGTGCCGGCCGAAATCCAGGAACTCATTTTTGAGCTCAACGGCGCCAAGGGAACCCCGGGCAAGGCATGGCTTGAGCGCGAGGTTGTGGGCACCCGGGAGACCGGCGACGCCTTGGGCTGGCTACAACAGTCCGGCAGCACCACCAAGACCGTGGACGTGACCACCGCAGCCAGTGACGCAGCAAAGCAATGGGAGGGCTGGGGCACGACGTTGAAGCCGTCCTTTGAACCCATGGTGGTGGGCCGTAAGCCCATGCGCCTGACCACTGCGGCCAACGTCCTCAAGCACGGCACCGGGGGCATGAACATTGCCGCCACAAGGGTGGGCGACGAACCCCGCACGAACAAGGGCGGCAGCGCGTCCAGTCTCCACGCCGTCAGCCGGGTGGAACAGGGCTACCGCGACACCGTGACAGCGAGCGAGGGCGTGGAATCCATGGTCAACGGGCGGTGGCCCACCAATGTGCTGCTGGACGACTTCACCGCGGAACTGCTGGACGCCCAAGAGCGCAACGCCGACCAGTTCTTCCCCGTCTTCAAGTACGAGGCCAAAGCTCCCGCATCCGAACGCCCCAAGGTAGACGGCATAGCCCACCCCACCGTGAAGCCGCTGGACCTCATGCGCTGGTGCATCCGGCTTATCACCCCTCCCGGGGGCATCATCCTGGAACCCTTCGCCGGGTCCGGCACGACGGCTGAGGCAGCCGTAATGGAGGGCATGCAGTGCATAGCCATTGAGCGGGAAGCCGACTATCTGCCACTGATCCGGCAACGACTCGAAAAGCCCATTGAAGTGGCCTTGTTCCAAGTCTGAGAAACAGGCACACCCCGCAATACGCTGAGAATATAAGCCACAACGAAAGGGCCAACCATGACCTTGAAAGAGACCTACACGGACGGGGCAGCCGCGCCGGAATGGGTGAAAGAGGGCGGCACCGTCGCCGTCTGCCAGCGCACACGCTGGGGTGTCGGCCACAGCGTCAACAAAGGCTATGTGGAGCGCCTGACCAAGACCCAAGTCATTCTGAACGACGGGCAGCGGTTCAGCCTCAAGAACGGCTTACGGGCCGTAGGGGACTCCAAACGCGACCCATACGGGCCGGGACCGTTGTTCCTTGCTGACTGGGAATCCAAAGAGGTCAAGTCAGCTCTACGGGAACAGTTCCTGCGGAACGCCGCCACGCAGATTGCCCACCAAGCGCGCGCGTTTGAGAAAGAACCCACCGGGCAGAAAGCCCACGAGCTTATGGGGCTGCTGGCCAAATGGCTGCACAAGGACGGCACCGTGGTGGAATACGGGGTGCCAGTCAGTGAAAAGCGCCCCCATGAAATCGTGGTCAAGCCAGAAGCCGACGCGCGCCGGATAGCTGAGTCGGAAGGGCTGCCAATCTACATGCGCGCGCCCGGGGTGCTGTCCGGCAAATGGGTGGCGGTAGCGGAATGAGCTTGCACCTAGTCAAGGCCATTGAGGAACTGGCAGCCCGTTGCGAAAGCGCCGGACTTGTTGACGCTGCCGAGGTGGGCGCTGAGCTCCGCGCGATCCTGGAACGCTACCCGCTGCCCCCGGAAGACGCGGACGAACGCGATTCAACGCATTGGTTGTTCCAGCGTCACAGTGAAACCCTCACCCGGGTGGCCAACGCCGTCAACGGCCCACCCAAGCCGCTGTGGAGTCATTCCCACCATGACCTTGGCGAGAAAGCCGAGGAACTGGCAGCCAAGCACGCCGCTGCCCTCAACCCGTCACCAGCCCTGTTGGACGCCGTGGCCGAAAACGTGATGCTTGATTTCAACATTCCAAGCATGGCTTTTGCGCGGCAAGAGGTCCGGTCGGTACTCAAGCACCTTGGGAACGGGCTGGACAATGGTCTCCGGTAGCCGCCACAAGACCGTTGAGGACTCCCGGGAATGCCTCCACTGTGGGCAGACCCGGGGGCAGGTCCGCGCCGAGGGCAACGGGTGCGCCACAGTGGACTACGAGGGACACTGCCAAGAGGACTGGCCTCAGCACCGTTGGGCCGACTGGAAGCCCGAGGAAATCCCCAACTACATAAAGACCGAGGCCAAACACAAGTACGTCCGGTGGAACATTGCAACCCTCCAATACGCGGCTTGTGAGGACACGATCAAGGGCCATGTGTACCCAGTAACCGATGAAGACAAGTCATTTTTCCAAGCCGGCCGATGCATCTTTTGCGGAATCGAGGAACCAACCAATGCGTGACGATCACCGGGTAAAGGCCACGCTTTCGTTCACCTTTGAGGAACTGGACGAAAACGGCACCGTGGTGCGCCGGTCCACTGAAAAGCACGGCGTAAGCCACACCATGACCACCACCAACATGGTGCGTACCCGCTTTCCTGACATGGAAGCGCAATGGGTGGCGCGGAAGTTCGGCCAAAGCGTTGCTGACCTCTTGGGCAACGTCCTGCCGCCGTTCCTGGACGGCAAGACCGGGCAAGCGTTCTGCCCCTCCACCATCCACGAGGGCAAAGAGATTCCCGCGCCCGTATCTGGGGTGTTCATCAACTATCTGACCCCCGGCGTGGAACCCCCCGTTTCCTATTGCTTCGAGTGCGCCGAAATGGGCGTGTTCACGGGCATGTTCAAGCCGGACCCGGCAGCGCCCAAAAGCATTTTTGAGGTGCCAGAAAATGGCAACTGAGGTCTACACCCCGGAACCCGTCCAAGGGCACCGCATGAAGCCCGATATTGAGATTGACGAACAGGGCGTGACGTGGCTGCTCATTGAGACCAATTACGGCAGCTACAAAGCGAACCACGCGACCATGACCGCGCCCCCTCCCGTCGCTGACCCCATCAGTGTGCGCATGGGCTTTGACCCCGGCAGCGTGGACCCCTCCCGGGTGCTGTGGGGCAAGAACGCTTACGCCACGTTCGCGCCGGAACCCAAGGCATACTTTGACGGCGTTTACATTGGCAAGGTGCTTTGATTCCCAAGCCCGGACCCCGGCCCGTCACGAACCCATACCAAGACCCCGTTGGCATAGCCCTTGTCAACGCAATCATCAAGAGAAAGTTGGCCCGAAATGGAAGCCCAAACCGAGAACCTGGACCCCGCCAACGCACCGTTGGACACCAGCCCCGCACCGAACCCGGAAGTGGGGGACGTGGTGCTGTACCTGACCAAAGAGAACGGCATTGAGGTGCCGGCCATGGTCACCGGCAAGTTCGAGTACCGGGAAGCGGTCAGCCTGAAAATCTTCTACCCGCCGAACCTCCCGGAAGACCCCATCGACAAAGAACAGTTGCTAAGCGTCCCGGGCACCGTCACATATCTGCCCGGGATTGGTGAGCGGGGACGCTGGCGCCTTCGCGACTAAAACAGGCACGCGAGTGGTTACGTTGGAAATATGACCACTGCTCTGCAAACACTCGCTGACGTTGCCGCGATAATCGCCCTCAAGGCCCACACCTGGAACAACGAGGACGAACTACAAGAATCAATAGCTGAATCCCTCAAGGCCGCTGGGCTAGAGGTCACCCGCGAGGTGGCCCTGTCCGGTGGCCTTGGGCGTATCGACCTCATGATCGGGGAACACCTTGGCGTTGAGGTCAAGGTAAAGGGCTCATGGCAGCAACTCACCCGTCAGGTCATGCGCTACAGCCACGCCCCTGAAATCAAAGCCCTTTTGGTGGTGACCACCAAGCCCGGGCACGCCCAAAACGTCCCGCTACAGTCCAACGGCGTCCCGATCCTCACCCACCTGTTGCGGGGTGCGTTTTGAGTCTCGCGCAACTCGAATTGCCCGTTCCCACAACCCGGACCTATGGCTGGTACGAGTACACAGATCAAGGCAAGCGCGGCAAGTGGACCCTACGCATGGAACCCGCCGTCGCATCCCGCGTGAAGCGCATCTTTGCCCGTGTCCGCTGGACCACAGCCGGGACCGTGGAAATCGCGGACTCACTGGACGTGACCCGCGACCTGGAATGGATTCTTGAGCGCTGGCCCATGACCCCAGCCAACGAGGCAACGGCGGCGCGACTCTACGGCGGCGCGAGGGCGCACCGACGCCGTGAGGAAACCATTCAGCGCGTCATTTCCGGGGAACGCCGTCTTGAGCTCCCGCGCGACCCGGCGAAAGCCCCGCGTGATTACCAGCTAACCGCCGTGGACCTGTTGCGGCAGACCGGCCGGCTGCTGCTCACGGACTCCCGGGGCTTGGGAAAGACCTACACGGGCTTGCTAAACGGCACCCATGAGGACGCTCTGCCCATGCTTGTGGTGCCCCCGGCGCACTTGCCCGGGCGTTGGATGCAAGAGGCACACGAGGCGTTCCCGTTCCTCAGCGTCCAGATAGCCAAGAAAGGCGCACCCCCGGAAAACTGGACGCCCGACGACATGCCCGACGTCATGGTCGTGCCGTATTCCAAGCTGGCCGGATGGGCTGACTACTTGGCCGGGAACATCAACACCATTGTGTTTGATGAAGTGCAAGACCTCCGAACAGGCAAGGGCACCCGCAAGGGGCACGCCGCTGGCATTCTCTGCGAGGATGCCACTTACCGGCTGGGACTGACCGCCACCCCGATTTACAACTACGGCGGCGAAATCTGGAACATTATGGACATTCTCGCGCCCGGGGAACTGGGCACGAGTGACGAATTTACCCGTGAATGGGGTTCGGTCAACTTCAACGGCAAGACCGTGATCAAGGATCCCGCCGCGCTGGGCAGCTACTTGCGCGAGCAAGGTTTGATGCTGGGCAGGAACCGCAAGGACGTGGGCCGTGAGCTTCCGGCCCATGTGACCGTGCCCGTGACCGTAGAGAGCGACCCGGAAGCCCTGGAAAAGGTCAAGGGCGACGCCCGGGCCATGGCTGAACTGATCCTTTCAGCGAACACCACCAGCTTTGACCGCATGAAGGCAGCCGGGGAACTGGACTGGAAGCTACGCGAGGCCACCGGCATTGCCAAAGCCCCATACGTGGCCGAGTTCGTGCGCCTGTTGCTGGAATCTGAGAACAAAATCTTGTTGTTCGGTTGGCACCGTGCCGTCTATGACATTTGGATGGACTTGCTCAACGAGTTCCAGCCGGTCATGTATACGGGCAGCGAGTCCCCCGCGCAAAAGGATGCTGCGGCCGCTGAGTTCATCAAGGGCGACGCCCGTATCCTGATCATGTCCTTGCGTTCCGGCAGCGGCGTGGACGGGCTGCAGGAAGCATCCAAGGTGTGCGTGTTCGGTGAACTGGACTGGTCCCCACAAGTGCACTTGCAAGGTATCGGCCGGCTCGACCGCGACCCCGCAGACCCCGGCGTCGACCTCACCCAAGTGGAACCCACCGTTGCTTACTACCTGACCACCGAGGACGGCAGCGACCCGGTGATCATGGAAACCCTTGGCATCAAACGCAACCAGTCCGAACCCATGCTGAACCCTGACGGGAAACTCACCAGCAACGCCACCCCCGACGCAGGGCGCGCCCGTGCCCTTGCCCAACAAATCCTTGGAGTCACCGAATGATCAAGCTATTTCGCCGCCGCCGCTACGTCGTCCAGGCATTCCACCCCGCAGAGTACGCCCCCAACGATCAAAAGCGATTCCACGAGGCATACCAAGCGGACGACTACATGGCCATGGTGCGCCGTAGCTACCCGTGGACTGAGTTCGTGGTCAGGGACCGGAAAACCGGCCTAGTGAGCCGCTACAAGCACATTCCCCGTGCCCACTGACACATGGCCACGGGATGGGTCCGGCAACATACGCATGGTGCTGTATGTTGCCGGTCCCATGACCGGGCTACCGGAGTTCAACCGCCCCCAATTCCATACCGTCACCGACGAATTACGGCGCCGAGGCTACTACGTGTTAAATCCGGCACGGCAGCCGTTAGGTTTGGAATATAACGACTATATGAGACGTGGACTGTACGACGTTTCCCGGGCTGACGGGCTGGCTTTGCTGCCCAACTGGGAAGAATCCAACGGCGCCCGTATCGAACACCGTTTAGCCCTGAAAATGGGCTTGGAATGCAGACCCCATGACGAATGGGAAAACCTCTACGAGAAAGAGCCACAACTATGAGCAAGCCCCTTGTCCAATACGCCACGTTCACCAACGAAAACCGGGAACTGGCCATTGACGCCAAAGCCCCCAAAGGCGTGCGTCTCAAGATCAGGTCACCCAAGACCGGCAGCACCTTGGGCGTCTTCCAGGTCCCCCACCGTGACCTCCCGGCCATGATGTTTGAGCTCACGGGCGGCGCCGCAGCCGAACAGGAACTTGCCGACGCCCAAGAGATCGTAGAGGCATTCCAGAGTGGCGAGAACAGCCCCCAAGGCGTGGCCATGCTGACCCGCCGGCTGCTGCTGGCCCTCCATATCAACGCCACCAACGTCATTGCCGCTGAGGCGCTTGGGGAAGCCCCCGGCCCCGCCGAGGAACCGGGCGGCTGCCAAGGCTGCCGAGACTTTGCCGAGTCCTACGAGAACGCCACCCACCCCCACGAAACCATGCAAGACCCGGACTACAACCCCGACGCCACCCCCGTGGAAGACCCGGAACCCCTCAGCCCGGAAGACGTGCGCCAAGCCCTCACGGAAGCCCTCCAGGAAAACGAGAGCCTACGCACCCGGCTAATGGCCGTCGCCGCCGTCCTTGACCCCACCACCCAGTTCTGAACCATGACCGAGTACAAGCGACCAGCCCGGGCGACGGGTGATAACTGCGTAATCCCGGAATGCCAGTGCCCCATCCGTGACTGTGGCCGCGCGACCCCGGAAACCAAGGGCATGCGCCGCGCTGACAAGCTTGGCCGCTGCGCTGTCTGCCGCGAGAAAGGCATACCCGTGCCCCCGGGAACCATCACCACCAGTGAGCTACTAAAGGACTTCGAGTGGTCCCCAGAGCTCTTGGCCGACGCCGTGAACTACGCCATGGAGAACATGCTCGATGATGCTGCATAACCCGCCCCTCACAATCGTGGCCACCGTGCCCATGGCTGACCTGTTGAACGCAAACGTGAGCGCCCACTGGGGCAACCGCAGCCCCAAAGTCAAGGCTTTGCGTGAGGCCGGGGGCTGGCTCATGCGCGAAAAGCACAAGGGCCGGAACCCCTACTTTGAGCGCTGCCACATCAACGTCCGGGTGCTGTTCCCCAACAAATCCCGGGACCGCGACACCATGAACTACTACCCCACCAGCAAAGCCCACGTGGACGGCTTCATTGACGCCAAACTTGCAATCAACGACCACGAGGGCATTGTGATTGGCCCACACCTGTGGCCCACCGCCGAACTGTCCGGCATGCCCGGTTTCGCCAAGTTCATCTACACAATCACCCACTTGGACAGCACCTATGAGTGACCACATTCAACGCATCCGGGAAGACCTCAACCGGGAACGGCTGAGACTCCTGGAAGACCTCAGCCGGGAAGCACGCACCCCCGCTTACTACCGGCCCCGCAAAGAACACCCCAGCGCCGGCCGACGCCGCGCCGAAATCCTCCGAACCGAAAACGCAGCATTCTACGCCGCAAGAAAGGCCACCAAATGAGCATGACCTACGGACCCCGCGACCGCCACGACGACCTCAACCGGGGGTTGCTGTTCGGCGCTTTCCTGATAGTGGCAATCATCATTGTGGCTGCCGTGTTCTTCGCCCAGACCGCTTCCAAGCAAGCGCAGGTTTGCACCGTGTCCGGCAAGCACATGACCAACGACGTGCAAGACGGCCAAAGCGTCCGCGTGTATCAGGTGGAAACCTCCGATTGTGGGGTGCTGCGCATTGAAGACAACGCCCTGCAGGGTGTGTTCAACAGCGCGGACCTGTTCGCCGCCCTCCACGAGGGGCAGCGCTACCGCTTCACCACCGTGGGTTGGCGGATCCCGTTCCTCAGCCAGTTCCCCAGCGTCACCAAGGTTGAAAGCGCATGAGCCAGAGCAAGCCAAAAGGCTGCACATGCACTAACCACTGCCCCGAAAGTGACAACCCTTGCCCCCACTGCCGGGGGCTGGACATTTACAGCCCGTGCCCCGTCGTGGGGTTCGGTTGCGGCGACTGTGGAGACGTGGAAGACCCATGTTGCACCCCAGAGGAACAGGCAGCCGCCAAGTCATGAGACGCCGCTACGTGAACCGCGACGCGCGCCCGTGGTTCATCACCCCCGCAGAACAAGCCCACATTGACAGCTTCGCACCCCCGGAAGAGCTCAACGAATGCCTAACTATCGTGATCCCAGGACCCGCAAAAACGCCACCAGTGGACGCCGCGCCCCCGACTATAAGCCCGTGGCGCTGGAACCCAGCAAAGGCCGCGGACCCGGCAAACCCAAGCCCGTGGTGAGGATCAACCAGCCGGCGCGCGATAACCACTGGATGAAAGACCTCTACCTCGCCACCCCAGAACCACCCCGCGACGCCGCAGCGATCCGGGCAGACCTCATGGAAGCCGAGAAACTGGAACACGACCCCGACGTCGTGCATGAGGAAGGCAGCTGGGGCGCCGCTGGCTGCCCCCGCTGTGACGCCATGGAACCCCTCAGCAACGAACTACTACGGGCGACCTTGCGAGGACCGGAACGGGGCAGCGATGCCCCGTAAGACTCAAGCCGAACGATTCTGGGAAAAGGTAGAGGTCAAGGAAGACCACGAGTGCTGGCCATGGACGGCCTACGTGGACAAGTCCAAGGGCTATGGGCAATTTGGTGTTGGTGGGCGTGACGGTGGGCTAGAATCGGCCCACCGCATGGCCTACCGGCTCGCTGTAGGGCCAATCGGGGAAGGCATGCACATTGACCACACATGCCACAACGGCAGCGGGTGCCCGGGCGGCAAAGAGTGCCCACACCGCCGTTGCTGCAACCCCGCGCACCTGGAACAGGTCACCCAAGAGGTCAACAAGGCGCGAGGGGAAGCCGGGGCATACAACGCCGCAAAGACAGCATGCCCCCAAGGGCACAGCTACACGCCCGAAAACATTCTGTGGCGCCGGGGCGGACGTGACCGCGTTTGCCGGCTATGCAACAGGAACCACCAAGCGAAATACCGCGAGAAAATGAGAGCAAGGCGCATACATGTCAGGTGAGACAACAATTACGGTTATCGGGAATCTGACCACAGACCCCGAGCTTAGGTTCGTACCGTCAGGCAGCGCGGTGGCCAACTTCACCATTGCCAGCACGCCCCGGACGTTCGACAGGCAAAAAAACGAATGGGTTGATGCAGAGACCTTGTTTTTACGCTGCTCCATTTGGCGTGAGGCTGCGGAGAACGTGGCCGAGTCTCTGACCAAGGGCATGCGCGTGATCGTGTCCGGCCGGCTCAAGTCCAGGTCATATGACACAAAGGAAGGCGACAAGCGCACGGTCATTGAGCTTGAGGTGGACGAAATCGGCCCCAGCTTGCGCTACGCCCAAGCCAAGGTGAACCGGACGCAGCGCAGCAACAATGGCGGCGGTGGGTTTGGTGGCGGTAATGGCGCGTCACAGGGCGGTCAGGGCGGCGGGGGCGGATATAGTAATCAAGGCGGTTTTGGTGGCGGTGCGAGTAGCGCGCCGGCCAACGCGGACGACCCGTGGGCGACTCCCGGCGTTAGCAATGCTGGCGGCTGGGGGAATGGCCCCGACTCCGAACCGCCCTTTTAGCTTCCAGTTGGTCCGGTTAGGTGCGTTTAGTGTGTGAGCGGAATTAGTACGCCGTGGAACCACTCTAAAGATGATGTAGACGTTGCCAGCGATCCGGTAGCCAACAGGTGAGGTGGAGGACGTAGGGCGTTACGTTGGAAGCCACAAGATAGCCCCGGTGCACGCTCGCGCCGGGGCTTTCTTGTGCCCTCTTGCATGAAGTGTGGTTGCATTCCCCTGTAGTGAGGTGCTACATTCTTTCTAACGCACCAACCGCCACAGCTACGCAAAGGAACCCGCCATGACCGCCGAACAGCCCCTTGACCTCCACACCTTCGCTAAAGGTGACACGTTCTACTACGGCACCAGCGAGGTGATTTATACGGCCACCAAGGTGACCAAGCGTTACATGCACGCTCTTGGCCCGACCGGGCGTGCCGTGCGTTTCGATCTTCGCCACGACCCCTTGACCCCCGCCGTTGCCACCGCAGACGAGTGGCCCACTGTGGCTGATCTTGTGGAGTGCATGCAGAACGAGTTTCGCACCGAGCAAGGCGAGGACTACACCCCCAGCGTGGACGCCGTGGCCGAGTCAGCCGACGATTTGTTCCCGGAAGTACCGGACGACGACGCCGACGCCGCAGCGTTCCACAAGCGTGCTGAGGGCATCATGAACGCGGCTTTGGCAATCATGCGGGTTTGGGCTGCTGAACAAACCCCGGACGCCCCCACGCCGCTGCTGCACCCCAAGCGCGAGGTGTTCAACGTGTCAGCGACTTTGGACGGCAAAGCGGTGGTGGAAACCATCACCGTGCAGGGCAACATCAAGCGTGCCCGGTCTGTGGCGGACATGCTCGCGTGCAAGTACGGGTTCGGGCCGCTGACTATCAACTTCCACACCGCATTGCTTGAGTTCCACCAAGGCAGCGGGGAAGCTGGCGTTGAGATTGAGGACATGGACGCCGACGACCCGTGGGAGTGGGGGCCACATGATGAAGAAATGACCGCTGAAATGGCCGCTGAATAGATCAAGAGATACCGAGAAAGCCACCCTACGGGGTGGCTTTTTTCGTGCCCGGACAAAAACAAGCACGCGCCAAGAGAGACTGAGGTTATGGACGCTTTTGAGTATCAGACCGTGAAGGTTCCCCGCGACGCCAAGGGGCGCACTAAAGCGCTGACGGCCTACGGGCAGCAAGGGTGGGAGGTCACGCACACCAGTGACGCATGGCAAAAGACCGTGACCGTGACCATGCGCCGCATGGTGCCCGGTGGCGCGAGGCCCAAGCCGAAACAGCCCGGGCTTTTGGGTCTGATATTCCAAGCAATCGCGAACCGCAACACCGCCAAGTAAAGGAACCCAGCTTTGAAACTGACTATTGATTCCAGCGCGCTCAACGAGGCTGTGGGCTTCGCTGCCCGGGCCGTGAACCCCCGCCACGCCCAGCCGGTCCTCACGGGTCTTGTGCTGGAAGCTGCCGGGGGCACGCTGTCCATTCGTGGCTTTGACCAGACCAAGGCCAATGCCGTGGAAATCGCCGCTGACATTGAGGAAGACGGCCTTGTGTTGCTGCCCGGGGCGGTGCTGGCCAACATGCTCAAGGCGCTGCCGACTAACAAGCCGCTGGACCTGGAAGTGGCCGATAGGGCCACGCTCAAGGTGGGGCGCGCCAAGTTCTCTACCCCGGTCATGTCCATGGACAATTACCCGGTGTTGCCGGGGCTGCCGCAGCGCCTTGGTTACGTGGACAGTGACGTGTTCGCCAAGGCTGTGGGGCAGATTCAGCACGCAGCCGGCCGGAACTCTGACGTGGAGGTGCTGAACGGCATCAAGGTGGAGCTCCGCGGCGACCTGTTGCAGTTCATTGCCACTGACCGTTACCGGGTGGCCATGGCTGAAATTCCGATCCACCGTTATGAGGGCACCCCGCATGAGGCTGATTTCCTTGTGCTCGCTGAGGTGCTGGTGAACGCTGCCCGGGGCGGTAGCGGCAACATGGACGTGCTGGGTTCGGAACAGCGGATTGGGTTTGTGTCAGCTACCAGGACGGCCACGGCCAACCTCATGGCGGGGCAGTATCCCCCGGTTCACAAGCTGTTCCCGGCTGCGCACATGGTGGCCAACAGGGCGACCATTGACGTTGACGCGCTGCTGGGTGCTGTGACTCGTGCCGCCGTCGTCGTGGACGGCAAGAACCCCATCCGGCTGAACTTCCGGCAAGGCGAGGTCATTGTGGACGCTGGCCGTGCTGACTCCAACGCTGGTGAGGAAGCCGTGGAGTGCTGGCACGACTTCGAGGGGCCAAAGGCGGTGGGATTCAACCCCACGTATCTGGCCGAGGGCTTGCGCTCACTGGCCACCCCGCAAGCCGTGTTTGGGTTCCACGCTGAGACCGGCGTCAAGCCCATTAGCCTGACCGATTCCGGCGACATGGTGACCAACAAGCAATTGCTCATGCCCATGCGACTGGAAAGCATCTAGCGGCGTGTTAATCTGATTTCCTTGCTGCGTCGGGTTGCAGGGGTCACGGGAAAGCCCGGGGATTATGTCCCCGGGCTTTCCTTTGCCCAAAAACAGGCACGCTCGCGCATAGCGTGGGAATTGACGGCACAACCGACGAATTGAGGATCCATTGATTCCCGTAGACCAGACCATATTTGCGGCCACCGGCAGAAACGACGGCAACGCCGCTGACGGAACCCCCGGCAACTGCTTTCAGGCGTGCATTGCTTCGCTGCTGGAACTACCCCTTGAGCAAGTGCCCCACTTCATCACCCATGAGGACTGGTGGGAGGTCACCAAGGCTTTCGTGTCCGCTCACAAGCCGGGTTGGACGATTGAGCATTACGACGCCAGTTTCCCGGCCTACCAAGACCCGGAACACCCGGAAGCGCCCACCCATGTGATTGGGTCCGGCAAGTCGCCGCGCGGGGACTTCTACCACGCCGCAATTGTGGACGCTGTGACGGGCGAGCTCGCGCACGACCCGCACCCGTCCAGGGCCGGGTTTTTGGGTGAAATGGATAGCATGTTTGCCCTTGTGGCAAAGCCTACGGTTGAACAGGTGGCAGCAAATTGAGCTACGACATTTCAATGGAAAAGCCCCCCGCTGAGGGCTGCTGCACATGCCACGGTGGAAGCTACGAGGAAGTGGGGAACATGACGTCCAACGTGGCCCCGCTGTGGCGCCACGCTGCCCCGCAGACTGACGGGCTGGCCGGGATCGACGGCAAGACAGGTGGCGAGTTCGCCGCGTATCTGCGCACCGGCCTGGAACACATGAAAACCCACCGGGCCGAGTATGAGCCGCTGGTGCGCGGCGACGGGACGTGGGGGAACTACACCAACGCCGTGGACTTCATGACCGAGGTGGTGGAAGCCGCCGAGGCGAACCCAGCGGCACGGTTCCGCGTGTGGCGCTGAGTCCCGAAAAACAAGCACGCAGCATGTCACGCTGGAAATAAGACCACCACCCCATCAAGAAAGACCCACCCCATGGATTTGCTCGCAATCTGGTTCTACGTTTTCCCTTGGATTTCCCTTATCGCGTGTATCAACCTCACGCTGATTGTTGTTCACCTGTGGTTCCCCCGACCAAACGCCGTGACCGCCGCAGCCCACAAAGCGCACCGTGAGGGCTTCAAGGACGGCTTCAAAACCGGCCACGAGGACGGCATGAAAGAGGGCTACAAAGCCGGCGCTGAGGACAACCACCTCGAGGAAGGGCATTTCATCAAGTGCCCCGAATGTGACCATGCAATCCACATTCCCACCATCTTGCATGTGGACGGCGATCCAGGAGACCAGTCGATCACTTGCGAGCCGGACACCACGGAACTGTGGATCCACATAGAGGGCCATAAGGCCGGGACCATTGGCCACGCGTAAGCCGCGGCCCTTGGTGGTCCCCCCGGGGCCGATCACGGAACCGAGCTATTGCCCCCGCTGCGGTCAGGGCTATGTCCTCCCGCAGTTCGCTGACGAATGCCCCTGCAGGGAGGAACCCAAGCCGTGAGAATCACTTACGCAAGCACCAACGACGACTTGAAATATCTCACCAGCTTGGGTGTTCCCCTTGAGGACGTGGCCCACCGTATGGGCCGGTCTGAGGACGCCGTCCAAGCCATGCTGACCAAAGACGAACAGGAAGACTGAACCAATGACTGAATTTGCCCCGACAGGCTACGACCCCGCAGACGACCCGGACCTCAAGCAAGCACTGGAAACCGCGCTGAACAAGTGGAAGGCTTCCAACCCGGACGCTGAGACCGCCACGCACTTGACCAAGTTTGTGCTGGTGGTCCGGGCTGACGGCTGGGACGCCGAGGGCAAGGAAGTAAGCCAAGTCATGCTTGTGCCTCATGGCAGCGAGGAAGACTGCCTTGGGCTGCTGGCATCGGCAGACACCCGCATGAAAGCCATGCTCGTGGCCGGAATCCTGGAACGCGAGTAGCAAACCACAACGAGAGGAAACGGACACAATGGGATTTTTGGACAAGCTGCGGACCATTTGGAATGGCACCAGCATGGGCGCGACCGCTGAACAGGTGAGCGCCAAGGAAGCTGAGGACGCAATGGCGTTGGCTGCGCAACTGGCCAACCCCAGCGAGGCGCGCCGGCGGGAACAGTACGCCGAAACGGTGGCCGCGTTCGTTGGCAAGTGGCAAGGCAAGGACGCCCCGAGCGAGGCTTACGGGCCACAGTCCCCGGCGCTCATTCAGGAGTTCATGCAGGAGTTCCAGCCCGGTTGGCGCTGGGATTTCGGCAACGCCGTGGACCTTGCCGACCACCCGGACGTTCTGCCGGGGTTCTATCAGGTGCCGGTGGGCACGCCGCTGCGGTTCGGTGACATTTTGGTGTTCAAGACGGACTTCATGCGCCCGTTCGGGAACGTGGGCATTGTCATGGACCCGGACACCAGCATGGGCAACGTAACCGTGTTCACGCAGCACGCCACACGGGGCGCGTTGCGAGCTCACGAACCCATGACCATTGCGGCGGTGTTTAGGCGGAACCATGCCAACCCGGTTTAGCAAAGACCAGTACCCGCTCACCCTGGACAAGCAAGCGGTGTACGTCAAAGAACGGGTGGAGGAACGCGACGGCCACCATATCTGGCAGTTGTGCCGGCACGCCAAGTACGGCTACCCGCGCGGCGGTGCGCCTGTTGGTTACCGGGCAGCCACCCGGCTGGCGTGGGAGGTGGAGCATGGCGAGTCTTTGCCCACGGAAACCCTGATCCTGCCGACGTGCGAGGAACCGGCATGCGTGAACCCCGCCCATATGGTCACTTCTACGCTTCACCCGTCACAGTTGCCCCGCGTGCCCCGCGCGGAAAAAGCACGAGCGAGTTAAGATAGAACGTAAAGACCCACCATTGAATAAATAAGTGAGCATGAGGGGAAGGTGAC